AGATATTTCAGAGAAGAACTACTAACGCTACCACCATTCTTAGCAGCTTTCTTAGCAGCGTATTTAGCAACAAGTTTATCAAAAATATCTTTAGGAACCCAATCCTTTGTTTTATATTCATTACCTAATATTTTCTTTATATTTTCTAAACACATAAAATATGAAGTAATATCACCATCTTCATTAAGTGGCTGGTCAACAATAAAGTTTATTAATTCTTGGAATGCTTTCTTATCACTGTAAATGTACTTAATATAATCTGGTTCAAATATTGTAATCATATACAATGGGGTGCCGCAATGCCAAGGTAACTTTGTTTTAAATAATTCTACAAGTTCCATCGGTTTAAATTGCAGAAATGCACCTTTGCATGATCTTATTATCACCGTGCAAAGATCTTTTTTACCAGCTTCATAATATAATTCAATTAGATTCTTCTTAATCTTATCATCAATCTTTACGCCATGTCCGATAATATACTCTTTAACCCATTTAATTACATCATTTACGTCATAAGTCTTGCGAACTTTTTCAAAAACATCTGCAAACGATAAATTCTTTGGGTCAATTAACTCAGTAATACCCCACTTTTTAGCTTCTTTTTCAAAGATCTTGTAGAGAACAGGATATTTGTGCGCGAGCGCACTTAGATCAATCGGTTTATCCGCTGAATCCATGAACTGGGCATTTTTAAAGTGAAATTGATACTTTTTACCATCATCAGTAATCACGATGTACAGCGGATCACCTATGTAATCACGAAAACGATTATCGTTATCAGCCGCAGTGCACCAACGAGTACCTTTACCAAAACATTTACTTGCTTCTTCAGTATGTGGTATGATAACTTTCACACCACCTCCTTCATAGAACACCTCTGCCTGTTTCACCTTGAAGAGCTTTTCTATGAACTCTTTATATCGTTGATTATTGGACTTCATATCGTCCGCTTTAAATGGCGTGATCGCATCATCAAGTTCAGCAGATGACGTGTATTGGTTGAGATCCTTCTTTTCAAGTTTTGAGCGAAGTTTCTCGAATTTTTCAATTGAACTCTTGATCTTGCTTGCATCTTCAAGAGAGAAATCACCCTGTAAGTACCAATTGACAATTTTTTGAAGGTGTTTTTCAGAAATATTGTTAGCCAGATACTTCACTACCTCAGCTGCATTCTCTAATTTTGGTTTACCTGCACCTCTATCTTTTTGATACGCATTCCATAGTTTATCACCTTGTTTATTAGTGATATACTCTACTCTGTCTTCCAACAACATAGAGTTAAATGATTCTGCAAATGAAAGTAGTTTGAACATATGTGTAAATCCTAAATCAATATAATACGGGTTAACTATAGTGTGCATCTCTTTCTTAGAGAGTGTTAATAAGTCCAGCCTTCTTCTTCAGCACGTCTAACTTTTGATCATAGCTAGCTGCCCATGATACAATGTCCTTGACCCACTTGGCAATCTTAACTGCTATACCTTTAATTGTATCAAGGATGCCTTCATTGAGATTTTCATCAACCTTGCTCTTAATGCGTAATGCTGGTGATTTATCAGGAGCATTTGTGATCTCAGTATACATCTTGAAGATCTCATCAACTTTAGCTTGTAGTTCATCTGGAATCAGCTTGACTAGCTCCTGTGCGATCTTCTCGTAGTTAACTACTACCTTTTTATCTTGTTCTGAGCTCTTAATAAGCTTTGAAAGAGTTAACGTAAATGAAGCAGTTTCTACTACGCGAGTAAGAACAACGTCTTCAGCATCAAAAAGATCAGTGACTTGTTCTTTGATTTGTTCATTTAGTTCAGCACGTTTTTCGCTCATCTTCTTGATAGCTTGTTCAAGGCGTTCATAGCGACTAGCAAGCCTTGTCATAGCTGCAGAATCATTACCATGGAGCTCAACGGTAACACGATCAATTTTGTTCTTAACGATTTTTTCTTTATACGTGAGATCTGGTTTTCGAGATTCTAATAGAACATCTAGTTCTCTAATAAGTGGTGTCGTGCTCATGTTATTTTTTCCTTCTGAGAATACGGACGTGACTTCTACAGAACAATTAGAAATCAGCACCTCGCGGCTATGAACTAATAGACCATGCTATTAACTTCGTCGGCACTTCCTTTGGTTTTAAGCCCAATTTGGTTCTAAACTGGACATATTATGTAAAAGAACGAGGTTATTTATAATAACTCATCTACACGACTAAAGTTTGTGTATTTTCTTACTTGATTACAAAATAAATAATTAGATTATTGAAAATGTATTTTTAGATAACAATGGAGAAATAGATGGTCACATTTAAGCAATATCTTGAAGAAAACGAAGAAGAGCCTACTAACATAATCAAACCATGGTCTATCGAAAAAAGGGGAGCGAACATTAATGTTGCGATGTCATTATTAGACAAACACGCAAAAAATGGATGGTTAAAAGCCATTCAAAATGGCGGAGTAATTTATCGTGGGTTTGGCGACAAATTTAAAAAATCAAATTTCTTAATAATAGATTCCTCAACTGGAGAGAGGACATCTAAAGATTCTAATAATCTTTACCAGTTGATGCTTTCAACATCAACTGAAATGAAAGAATATGCAGATAGAAGTAAATCATTTATTTGTTCTACAAAAGTAGAAACTGCTGGACACTATGGTTATCCTGCTTACGTAATGGTACCGTTTGATGATACTATTCTTACAGTATCAGAAGTATCAGATTTTTTCAAACAAATAATCGTATCTCCTATTTTTACAGGTAAAGTGAATCAGATGAATGAAATTTCTGCTTTTCTTACTTCTGTAGGTGTGAAAAAATCAAATAATAACAAATTCATGAATGCTGCTGAAATTGATAATCAATTAGAAAAACTGCCCCCTGAAAAGCTCATGTTTCTTTGGGATGTTTTTATTACACAAAAATCTTTAAAATTTACAAATGAAAAGTTTCAGAAAATCTATGATAAAATTGAACTCATAGACTTTCTAGTCTTACCTAAAAAAACAGAAAGAATTAAAGAAATAAAAATGCTTGAATCAGAAATAAATGCAGGCAGATTTACAATTTCGTCTGAAAGTTTAAAACGTGTTTATGAATTATTTAAATCAGAAAAAAATAAGCGATTTACTGCATTGGCTTCTGAGATAATGACTCCAGAATCTACTAAACTTTCTCTTGTAAAATATGGAGATCCTCTCAAGAAAAATGTTGAATGTTGGTTTTCTGGAAAATCAATAATTATTTCATTATCGTTGTTTAAAAAAATTCTTTTAAAACTTGAAGAACAAGGATTTCCAATTCATGATTCTTTAAGAATATTTACTATCAAGTAAAACTAATACATGAAGATAATATAGCGCGTATTTTCCGAACTCATAGATCCGGCTAAAAGCTAACTTGCCAGTGCCTCTTTAGGTTTTAAGTCCGACTTGAACATTGTTATTCTTCGTTTTGTAGAGTGAGATCACTTCCATACCATACTTGTCTTCACGGTATTCCTTAAAGCCTTTTAGTTTCAAGTATTGAAAAAGATTAGGATTGATGACATCGTGAAACATGATGCTCACCCCTAAAGACTCAAAATCCTTCAAAAATTTTGAGAAATAACCTTTACCTCTAAATTCTGGTTTTAACTTAATATCTCTTACTGCTAGAAAAGTTCTTTGTTTTCCATCTATTTCTCTGTTTAGGTGAATAACAAGCAAACTTTCTAGAATAGACTCATCTTCTTTCTTTCCCATATACAAAGATAGTTCACTAATGTTGATGTCATCTTTGAGATTGACAATCAATTCATCAAGTGTTTTTACGAAAGTTCTTGACATATGTTTTAAAAATCGTGCAATGATCAATCAACGATGCTTTCGATAAACTCGTCGACAAGGTACAAGCTTTCCATTGTGCGTGTGAGAACATCACTATTGGTAATAATGCGTTCACCTTTAGCACGCTCAAAAATAAATTCAGCATACTCTTTTTCGAGCAAGTAATTGTCAAATTTGTTAAGTGCTTCTTCACAAGTCATGATAATCTCCTTGTCATCAAATTTAATTACAACGTATAACAAATATTAAACACTACTAAGCATTTGTCATTTGAAATTATACGTGTTACTTTCATGCTTGAACAATAAGGAACACAAAAGCTGCAAACAAAAGTGTCAAAACATAACCAACGATGAATTTTTGGGCAGGTTTCATGATATTTCCTTTCAGTGCTTCCACTTTTGTTTGTTGATATTATACAACAAAGGCATTATCTTATACTAAACAAAATTACGCGCACATACCTACTCTAAATAATCAAGGCTATGAGACCTACCAAGAAAATAGAAATAACCATGATAAGCCAAAGGCAAATTTTGATAGATGCTATGAAAACTAGAAAGATGCCAATGATTACATTGGCAAAATATGAAATGACTTTCATGATGTCATTCCTTACATTGTTTTCAGTTATTGGTTAATTTATTATAGACAATCTGAAAAATATAAACAATTCAACAACGTGTTGAATTGTTTTGACAGCCTTAGCTGGGGGCATTAGTGCCCCTGACTTCACTATCAAGATACAGTTTTATGTACTCATGTTAAACACCTAGAATCTTGTCGATGACGCCATTAGCGAGGGCTTCGTCAGCATCCATATACCAGTCCGTTTTCGTCTTGTAATTCTCTTCCAACTTCGCTAGACTGATCTTTGTGCGCTTCACGACCATCTCCATGATTCGTTTCTGCAGCCGCTGCACCTCAGCAATTTCTTCTTCCATATCTTTTAGCTTACCCCATACCATGCTGCCGACTTGATGGAACATCAACGTCGAGTTTCGCATCGCGAAGCGCTTGTGACCGTGAATCGCCATCATGAATCCGCACGACATGGCCGTGCCAGTGACGATGGTGTGAATCGGTGTCTTTGAGTTGTCTATAATGGAAAGAAGACCGAAGCACTGATATACAGACCCGCCGTAGCTGTCGATGTAGATTTTGATCGGTGCAGGTTTGTAGCTCAAGCCGTATACAGGATACAACTTGCTTAGATATTCGTCATTCTTGTTGATTGTGACGATAGATTGCGAAAGCTCTGCAATGCTAGATTGGTCAACTTGCTTATTGAAAAACAAATCGCGCACCTTCGGTACAGGCAGCATGATATCATCTGGCGAAATATGGTGTTCTCCGTGTTCTACATTTTCAGACATTTAATATAATCTCCTTTACAAATTAAAACCTTTAATCATAATATTCGATGATTACAGTCGTGATAGGTTCAGCTTCGTTCACAATGCGAATGAATTCCATTTTTTGTTTTTCGCGGATTGCGGCTAATTTTTCATTTATGTTAATGTTCGAATCTTTTAGTGCAATTGCTTCCATAAATGCAGCTTGAACTGCGACATTTTTAATTTGATAGCAGATGCCTTTGCAGACCGTTGCCCATGCAATCTGCTTACACAAAACACAATGTCTATCATTCAATATTGCATTCCAAATGTTTTTCTCTACAAACGTTAGTAACTCTTCTTCAGACACTTTACCTTTCTGACAATTGCTATATGCGTCAAGAGCACTAGTTATAGCTTTCCAAGATGTATAATCCTTTGACACATTACGAAGAATGTCTTCCTCAGCTTTAGAAAGATCGGCATCTGATGCTTCGCCGTTCAAATAACGTTCTGCAACACTGATCGCCTCAATGCAATGTGGATCCTTAATCAGGTGCTGAATTTGGCGAGCGCACCAAACAACAAACTGTCGCCACACACGTTCATACTTTGGTTCAACTCGACAGCACCATAGCGCGTCGCTCAATCCATGAACCTCAGCAATTTCAGCATAAGATATTGGTTTATCATTTTCTCTAATGCTATCCAAGCGAATAAGAAGACTCTTCAAAGCATCATTGATTGGAAGCATTGAGTAAATGCTACTCATTGTGGTTGTAATCATTTATATCCTTTAATCTGTTGCATTTTTGAAGATATCACATACCATAATAGTAAGCCCAATAAAACAAAGCACGCCTGCCTCAGCATTTGATACTGAAGGGAAAAAATCTGAAATGACGACTGAAAACATAGCAATAATGTACCCAACAGCAAATGTAAATAAACCCTTCATCCTAATTTCCTTTCTTGGTCATGTTCTTGTTAAACATGAGATCATATTTGTCATTTTCATGTGGAATCTTGATTCCCTCAGACTGTGTCATTACTTAATTTGTACGAAACAATCATGTTTCAATTGCGTTCTGTTTTTTTGCTTTGAATCGCAATATCTACTGATTTTCTAACATATAAATCCTCATCATTGGCAAGAATATCAAGACCATAACCTTGCTTGGCTACCGCTCCTCGAACAAATGGTGATGGATCATTTACCAGCTTTTCAAGGCCATAGCCTTTCTCAGCTACAGCTAAGCGGACTATGTTTTCTGGATCATTCACGAGAATATCAAGACCGTATCCTTGGTGAGCAACTATACATCGCACAATAGGATCAGGATCATTAACCAATTTTTCTAAACCGTAACCTTTAGTGGCAACTGTAGCGCGAATTTTATATTTAGGATCCGAAACCAAAATATCGAGAGCATGGCCCATCATAGCTAAGGAAAGACGAATATAGTAATTTCCTCTTCGAGCTTTCTTAATGATTTCCTCTTTAGTTGTCTCATCGTTGAACATAACAAAGGTGATTAAACTATACTCATCGATGGTAAGTTTTCCATCATTAATGAGACCAATGAGATCTTCATAATGGTATATTCGTTCGTCTATAATGGCGACTTGGTCAATTACAACGACCTTATTCCCGTTACGAAGTGTGAAAAATTGCATTTTAGATTTCTATTTTTGATTGAAGAGAATCACCACAAGATAGAAGGTGTATTTTTTCGTTCTGACAACACTTTCTTTGCAGTTTCTCGAACAAAAAAATCTTCATCGTTGATGAGACTATCCAGTCCGTAGCCTTTTTCAGCGACAGCGCGTCGAACATTTGGTGAAGGATCATTCACCAGCTTTTCAAGACCATATCCTTGCTCAGCGACAACTTCGCGGACAATATGATTCGTGTCATTCACGAGGATATCGAGACCATATCTGTTACTAGCGACCCTCGAGCGCACAACTGGATTCGGATCGTTTACTAATTTTTCGAGATGGTCTCCAATGTGTGCAACTTCAGCTCGAACCGTAGGATCAGGGTCCGAAACTAAAATATCGGTTGCAAACCCTAGGCTGGCTAATACGAAACGAACATCAGGGTCTTCACTTCGAGCATGTTCTTCGATAGTCTCATCCAATTCAGGCATGCCCGAAAATGCGGACATAATCTCATCATATTCTTCATTAGTCAGATATTTACTTTTTACCAGATCATAGACATCTTCATGATAATAAAATGTGCCATTAATGACAATGTCATAGTAGACGATTATAACTTTCTTACCTTTGCTGGTGAAGAAAACATTCATTTTAATGCTCCTTAATTGCAGGGATTAATCGCCCTGAGAACTTGTAGAGCCTTGACAATCTGTTCAGAGCGATCAAGAGACAGTCCAGTATCTTTGGCGACTTCGGACGCAGAGAAGTAACGACCATCAATCAAATCTTGAGCAGCCTTGATTGCATCAGCAAGCAAATTCATTTGCGTTTGGGTTTTAGTCATTTCAGTAAGCTTCATGATCATTCCTTTCTACATCTTTCATCAATTTCTTGATATCTTCGTATACAACTTCCCAACCAATATCAGAACGTTTATCCAGGAAATCCCAAATTCCAAATGCTTGATGGGCATTTGGATCACAAACGCCCCAATTATTGCAGTAGACGGCTCCATTTTCATGGATAAAACATTCAAGTTCAATTGGCACCGTTTCGCCCGTATCCTTGAAAAAGCTTCTTATTATAATCTTCACCAGTCATCATCAATCCTTTTTCTAAATGCTCGAGAATATCAATTTAGTGCCAGGAAATAATCACTCTGTTGCAGTTGACTCTTCTTTCGACCGTTTCACCTGATCATGCAGAATTGACAGAATGAAATTGCTAACAATTTTCTCGATATTTTCGTGTGTTGCCTTTGGCGATTGGTCACTATTGATGATATCAAAGCTGTAATGAAGTAGACCCTCAACCTTGTCATCAAGCTGCATATCAGCGATTGTAAACATCACTCCTGCCCATTCACCCTCTTCAATTCTAAACGTAATAGGATTGTCGCTTTTGACCACCGTAATGTCGGGCACGGTGATCGTATCATTTCCACTTTGGAATGTTTTCATTTTATTTCCTTCATGTTAAACCAAAAAACACTTCAACATCTCAAGTGTCCAAGTATGTTAAGAGATGGATTTCAGCACCAGGATAAAGCATCTCGATCTGTTTGTAGAGCGCTTTACCTTGTACCGTCAAATCATCAAACGTGCACTTCCAATACTCATAACCACTGGTTTTAGCTCCAGACCATCCAGTAGTGCCAAGCACGATTGCAGCCAAGTAATCACGAGAAGTATACTTATCGATACTCGAGCTTTCAATATCGTCTTCAAAAAGATGAGGATAATGATTTGAGATCCACCCTTTATCTTCATCTTCAAGGCTGTTTGTGCAAGAAGTTTTAACGTTTGTTGGCTTGTCATCACCAACAAGAACTTCACTACCAATGTCGTAAACTTGTGCACCACAACACATAACGAACTTGTCGTAGAACTCTTCATTACCATAAACGACAAGCTTCACAACCATACCACCTTCATTAGTACTGGTCCATGTCGGATCATTCACTGGAAAGTTTACCCAGCCAGAAACAGCATTCGTTCGTCGTTGCATTTCATTACCTCGTTTTTTTGAGTTTGATAACTACAAGAGTCAGAATAAACGATTATCTACTCCAATCAACAATTGAATTATATCACAGTTCTGACATCTATATGCTGTTGAAGTGTAACTCTGTGTAACTGGCCAAGGATTTACTTGGTCAGTTAAAACTCTACGCTTTCAAAACGTCATAAAATCCAGATGCCATGATAAGAAATCCGATGATACCAACAATCCCCAAGATGATAACAGACACTGAAGGAACAGTATCAATTATGCCAACGGCTTCACCAGTCATCATAAAACCAATAAGAATTCGAATTGAACCTTTCATAGCTAGCTACCTCAAATCAATTGTCAACTTGAATATTTTAATACAACGATGCGATAAAAATAATATGTAGTCAGGAATGTCGTAAGTCTATAAATATTTTGCTCGTGTTTCGATGATCACAATATTTTAAAATATTTGAGTATATTGTTGAATTATATCACAAATCAACTGCATCTTCTTCTCCAAAGACAACAACTTTATCAGTAAAACTAATGCATGTGCAATTAACGTTATCAACCCACGTGTTGAGTGTTAGGAATATGCCATCGCTGTGTACTACCATGTTTTTGCTAGAACTACAACACGCATTTACAGTGCAACATCAAGAATTGTAATTTCGGGAAAAGCTACTAATGAACAATAATTTTTCTGCACAAGAAAGCTTACAACCTACCACACTGGATTGTGGTACCACCATAGTCGAAAAGTACGAGTTCGAGCCGATCAAGGACTACCCGATGCTCAACTGGCGCTGCAAACGTCCATTCACCTCGACGCAGTATTACCCAGCACAACTGAAGGAAGTCCACGGCGAGGAAGTCAATGGCTGGCGCAACAAAATTTTTTGGGGCGATAACATTCAGGTGATGAGCCATCTGCTGAAGCAGTTTCGAGGCAAGATTGATCTAATTTACATCGATCCACCTTTTGACTCGAAGGCAGACTATAAACTTAAGGTCAAAGTAAAGGGCAAAAAACACAACTGTGACTTAAATGTCATTGAAGAGAAGCAATATTCAGATATTTGGACTGTTGACGAGTATCTTCAATTCATGTACGAACGACTGGTTCTCGCAAGAGAACTTCTATCTGAAACTGGGTCAATCTATGTTCATGCCGACTGGCACATGGATAGCTACTTACGAATGCTGTTGGACGAAATATTCGGAAGAAAAAACTATAGAAACCAAATCATCTGGCACTACAGACGTTGGACTGCACGATCAAACTCATTCCAGAAACTTCACGATGTGATCGCCTTTTATTCGGTGTCAGATGAATATAAGTTCAATACCCTCTTCACATCGTACACAGAAGGATCGCGGAAACGAAAAGAACAAGGTGTGCTACATCGCTTCAAGTTAGGTGAGGAGCCTGTGCTTATTAGTAATGGTACAGTAAATGAACAAGGGGTTCAAGAAAATGACGTTTGGCAGATTCCGTTTGTAGCTCCGTCCGCGAATGAAAGGTTAGGTTATCCAACGCAGAAACCCGAGAAACTCCTTGAACGAATTATTTTGGCTTCTTCGAATCCAGGTGACTTGATTCTAGACTTTTTCATGGGTTCCGGAACAACGCAGGCTGTGGCGATGAAATTGGGTCGGCGCTTCATCGGTGCTGACATCAACCTCGGCGCGATTCAGACAACCACCAAACGCCTGATCAAGGTTGCGGAAGAATTGCGCCAGAAGCCGCTTGACCCTAACACCAAGTACTACACTGGCTTCGAGGTCTACAACGTCAACCACTACGACATTTTTCGGAATCCAGTTCAAGCCAAGGAGTTAATACTTGAAACACTAGAGGTTCAGAAGTTAAACAAACGTTCTGTTTTTGACGGTAAAAAGGACGGACGCATGGTTAAGATCATGCCAATCAACCGCGTTGCCACACGTGTCGATTTGAATGAATTAATTGCGGGCTTTGACTACGAGGTTTGGGAGCACAAGCAGAACGAGAGCCCAAACCATCCGGTAGAAAAGATTATGCTTGTCTGTATGGGCCATGAGCCAGACTTGGCAGCACAGCTGGAACTGTCCGCTAAACCTTTTAAGATTGACGTAGAGGTGATAGACATTCTAAGCAATAAGGATAACCTGAAGTTCAAGTGTGATTCAGAGGCTAAGATTGCGATAAAGAATGATGAGCTCGTCATTGAGCATTTCTATCCAATGAATCTTCTGCAGAAACTGTCATTACAGAAGGAAACTGTCAATGACTGGCATAAGTATGTAGAATATGTGTTGATTGACTGGAACTATAACGGTATGATACTACAGCCTACCACTGTTGACATTCCTGCTAAGAATGAGATGGTAAAAGGTGTGTATAAAGTACCGGATAATGCTGGTACCATCCGTGTGAAGATCGTTGATTTGTTGTCAGAATCATGGGAAGGAAGTATAACCTGCAACAACTAAACACCTGGCTGATATGAATACCTTCAACCAGCAAGAAGAAAAGGTGATTAAAATTAAATGTCAACTTGAACCATATCCCACCAACCGCTAATAGTACGCTTGATAGTTTTGAGATCATACGGAATACCATTTTCATCTCGGTAAATATCACCTTGATAATGTGCAACTTCAATTGCCTCTTCGAGGGTTCGAGCCTTATGGATGCCGGTAACTGTCGAAACATAGAAAAGCTTAGTCTTAAAGCTATACTTGGCAAGAACATATCCAACAGCACGACGAATGGCAATGCAGTCAGGAAGGATGTAAGTGTAAATGCCTTTCATATGTTCCTCATCTGCTTCGTTGATTACATCGTTTTGAAACATTTTAATAGATCATGTTGCTCAACCGATAGATGAATTATATCACCGATCTGGCATTTGTGCACAATTAATGTGTAACTACGTTTTTACAAAAGTTAGTATCACCTCACCCGCATAGAATCTTGTCGCATAGAATCTTGACAATAAATGTTGTTAGCGAGTGCTTAGCAAGCAACCGATCATCTCGTGTGTTATTATTCGGGGTTGTGAATGCTGTAAACTGCACGAATCATGCTGATAAGTCCAAACACTGTCACAACAACAAAGATGATGGAAATAGCAAAAGCCGTGACAATCGCAGATGCCTTAAGATGAACAAGAAGAAACAAAGCAACCATTGCGGTCGCAATAGCAATACTTAATACACCTACAGTACCAATTAGATAATACAACATGACAAATTCACTCCACGGTTATGATAAAAACGATTGATGTCAACAGAACACGAAGACAAATCAACACGTTTTGAGATTAGAAATTTTTTCAGCAACGTTTTGAGCTTTCCAAGCCCATACTCCATAAACACCACCGAAATTCAAGCGATTGGCAATTGTCTCAGCTTCTTGCTTCGAACAAGCATTGATAATACCAATAATCGGATCACCAACTGACATAGCATATTCTTGATCAAGATATGAAATGTTCCAGTCAATTCGATCATTAGACATGATGATAACTTTTGATCGTTTATTGTTCAGTTTTTTATTGTTGATGATGTCATTGTGTCTTGTTAGACACTACTTCAAGAATCTTCAGAGCATCATCAAGTTCCATATCTTCCATTGTCATGATTTCTTGATTGTTGATATCAATGCTGTAGTGGTAGTTGCCCCATGACCATAACACCACAGAACCTTTACGAGCGATGAAGACAGGTTGCTTCATGATAATCTCCTTCAAAGTTCGCATGAACGATAATCATTTTTTTTGATCATCTATGGATATTATATCACAAAAACGTAGATAGTACAGACTGTTTTTGTAAAAATTTTTAACAAAAAGAGACGCCCTCACGTGAGGGCGTCGGGCAAGAGATGCTATCTCAAGCGGGGTTAGAACATAGAAGAATCTTATTCAGATAAACTTGTAAACAGTTTCAAACATTCGCATTCATCTCTGCAAGCCTCTGTTTTGCAACATGACGAACATATTTATCAGTGTCGCGGGCCAATGTTTTGAGACCATACCCTTGCTCTGCAACAACCATGCGAACTTCAGGGCGATGATCATTGATCAATTTATCAAGCCCGTAGCCCTTTTGAGCAACAGCAACACGAACACCAGAGCAAGTGTCATTGATCAGAACATCAAGACCGTAGCCGTGATTAGCTACTTCTTTGCGAATCATGTAATGTTCATCATTGATTAGGATGTCCAAAGCCCGCCCATGCTGTGCAATTGCATAGCGAACAATGAAATCTTCATCTATTGCAAACGAGCAAACTTCTTCCTCAGTAGACGTACCAGCGTAAGCATTAAGGATTTCATTGATGATGTTGTCGGGAATATTTTCCTTCATTTTCAACACGGAAATATTTTCAAGACTATACAGTGTAACGCCATAGAAGATAGCATCATCAATCAGAACAATCGTTTTGTAGGAATCGATGTGAAAAACTTTCATAATAAATCCTCTTGATGCATTCCGTTGTTGGAATAATGATATTGTACACCATTTCTACGCACCTGCGAGCATTTTTTGTAAAAAAATGTTAAAACCAAATGTTATTCTATACTATAGTGTGTGAGAAAATCTTACTGTAAAAATAGAACTTAATATATCAATGTCTTAAGCCAAAATAAGTTGTCAAACTTATCCTCTTGCTTCACGTCACTGTTAGCATTGTGGTGATCAGTGATCAATTTTTCTGGGCACCATGATGCTGTTACAAGGTTTGCAAATGTTAGTTGCTGCAAACTCTTGAGTTTATCGCAGTCGTCTTGAGCCTTCACGCGAAACTCATCCAGTGTACCTGAAAAACTTCCATCTTCAATCAACGGTCCACCTTCAACATTAAAAGCATAGACAGCGCCTAGATAACCACCCGCGCCAAAAAATGCTAAAATCGGGTGGCCTTTCTTAGCAACCTTCCCATTAAAAACACACTTATCAGCAAAGTTGCAAAACTCGCCGAAAGAGCAGCGAGTTCCGAAGACACACCGCGCGTCAAAGACACATCGAGATCCAAAATCACACTGCTCACCAAACGTTGATTCTACACCAAATGAACAAGATTTACTAAAATTGCACTGCTCGTCAAATGTGCTATATTCTTCGAAGAAACAGTATTCGCCAAAAGAACATCCACCTTCGAATTTACATTTAGCAGCAAACTTACAATGCTCGCCGAAGGCAGCACCAATACCGAACAAGCAACGCTCATCGAAAGAACATCCGCTTCCAAAGCGGCACCATTCACCAAAGCTAGACGCCTTGTCAAAGAAACAACGCTCACCAAAAGAGCAACGATCCCCAAAAACACTATCTTCCGCGAAGAAGCATTCAGCTGCGAAAGCACAATTATTAAAATTCTTTATATCGACATAAATTCCCGGCGGGCAATACTTTATGCCATTGATAATCGGAAAAGAATCAAATTCCTTAAGCGCAATTTTCCTCATATTTCATTTCCTCATCAACGTTCGATAAACAACTGCAATGTTGATTATATATGATCTCTCGGCTTAGATTTGAGCCAAGAATTTACATTATTTTTATCCATTAACCTTCCAACAGATTAAATGTAGTATCCGTTAGTATTGACAACACCACCGTAGTCAAGTGTCAGCTCTTGTGTTTCATCATCCCAATCACCCCATTTAGATGGACAACCACCCCAACTCACTGCCCCTCGCAATGCGTCAGGAAATGTTATCATGAAACAGATAGAACCTTCTTCTTGACAAATCCGCCATACGGTACAACCAACCTTTAGGTATTTTGCTTGGTCACATGGAATGAGCATTCGAATGTCATCAATATTTTCTTTAGTTACCGAAACCTTCATTCTATTAAACTCCTGAATACACTTCCACGTGATTCGTGGGCTCAAGATTTGTTTAATTTTAATACCCACCAAGACAACGAAAAACGATGAACTTGGCTACTGTAGCTTGTCGAACCATGATGTTTTCATCTTTCATTAGAATGCCAAGACCATATCCCTGTCTTGCGACTGCTGCTCGAACATAAGGACTTTCGTCATTAATGAGAATATTCAAACCATAACCATGGTTTGCAACGGCTTCTCGGATAAACCATTCTTTGTCATTTACCAGAATATCAAGTGCAAAACCGCATTTTGCAATAGCAAAACGAACCTCTTCATCATCGTCGTACGCAAATTGTCGAATCTTATTTGCAGAGAAGAAACCAATGTTATTGATAATATCTTGCTCTACAAGGCTAGGAATGTCGAACATCTCAAATAACTTATCAAGATTTGTACTATCAAAAATCATTCCATCGTAAATGACATTATCTCCGATGAAGATTATTGGTTTACCTTTGAAATGATTACGTAGAACTTTCATGATTATCCTCTTGATGCATTCAACTGACAGAGTAATGATATTATACTTCATTCTACACACGCGTGTACACTTTTGCTAAACCACAAAACTAATGTTATTCTACTAGAGTGTGTGAGGAAATCTTACTGTAAAAATAGAACTTAATATATCAATGTCTTAAGCTGAAATAAGTTGTTAAACTTATCTTTGTGCTTTACGTCACGGTAGGTATTTGTGATGGTCAGTATTCAATCTTTTCTGGACACCATGTTGCCGCGACTATATTGGCAAACCCAAGATACTGCAACGACTTAAGCTTATCGCTTTCGGCACGAACCTTTGTACGGAATGCTTCCAGGTCACCCGAGAAGCACCCAGCTTCGATCCATGGGCCATCTGCGACATTGATGGCATAGATCGTCCTGTTGAAGCTGCCAGCACCAGATAAAGTCAACAACGGATACCCAGGCTTTGCGCGTTTCCCATTGAAAACACATCCATCACCAAAACGGCACTCACCGGCAAAAGTGCACTGCTTGCCAAAACTGCATTCAAGGTCAAAGACACAACGCTTACCGAAACTGAATAAATCACCAAAGATACAAGACTTGTCAAAGCTACAGCACTCGCCGCAGCTACAATCTTCATCAAAACTGCATCCAACACCAAATCTACAGCGATCGCCGTAGCTACAATACTCACCGAACACACAACGCTCACCGAACACACAGCACTTGCCAAAGATACAACATTCACCAAAAGTACACTTCTTGCCAAAGACACAGTCCGAGCCAAACACACACCAATCACCAAAACAACTGTCTGCACTGAAGTGACTACCTGCAGCAAAGCTACACATATTGCCAAAATCATGGACTGAAGAGTAGTCACCAACAGGGCATTGCTTAAACCTGTTAACTACAGGCAGCATGTCGAATTCTTCCTGTGTGTACATTTTCATCTCGTGTTCCTCGTTTATATTACACCTTGGAGTTATTAAGAATATCTTTGAGATCAAAGATCTATGTTGATTGATGCATTATTTAGTTGACTTATTTTTCATTCAGTACACAAGACGAACATCCCAACCTTCTTTGATGTACGAGTCAACTTTACTCTTGACCATTTCCGCGTGTTCTTTGCGAGCGTTGACAGTTCGGGTACCAATAGGTGGACGCTCTTGCCAAATATCATCATCAGCATAAATGGGTTCCTCGTACTCAGCCCCCTCAGCATCTTTAAAAAGCCAGTCAATATATGCTTTCACGGGGTCAGCAGACTCAAGAATACTGTTAAGCTCAGTATTGCTTGGTTCAGGCAAGCAGTCAAACAACTCAACTTGTTGCACTTCGTGTTTACCAGTGCGTTTAACGATGATGTCACGCTCAGCGATGATTCCAAAATCAAGCATTTTCAACCTACCTTTTTAATCTATTAAAACTTCTTACAAATGATTCACATCACCAGTTGCGATGAAACGGACAATAGGTTCAGTATCATTTGCGAGGATATCCAATCCGTATCCTTGCTTAGCAACTGCGCAGCGAACGTGCATGTCAGGATCATTAATCAGGAAATCAAGGCCATATCCTTGCTTAGCAACTGTTTCGCGAACCCATGGATCTTTGTCATTGATAAGGATATCCAATCCATATCCTTGCTTGGCAACCTCAGCGCGAACCAAAGGGTTATTATCCTTAATCAAGGTAGCAAGCTGTTTAACGTTCGCGTTCATGATATTATCCTTTCAGCTTTGATGAAGTTCAACCGATAAATGAATTATACCATAAACCTGACGTTTATACACCGCTAAAGTGTAACAGTTTGTAGAATCTTCTAATTTTCAAGAAAATGCACATTCCTAAGATCAATATAATTCACATTGCTTTAAGCATCATTGGAATAAATGGGATAAGAACTAATGCAAAACAAACAGCCATAATGATGCAAGTGTTTCTTATTGTGGTTCTTACTTCACGTTTACTAGCTAGATGTTCAAGCTGATCCAAACTAAGCGGATTGCCGTTTTTGTCCTTAGAGATAATACCCATCTTACGAGCAACATCAATTGCGTCACTCATTGAATTTGTTTGGTAACGACCATTTTCCGTCAGAACTTCAAATGTATATTTTCTTAGTATATCGGCGTTGATTAAAACATATCCCCTATTACATTCAACGGCAATGCCATTAAGTACGTTAATAATCTTGGCATTGATAATTTTGACATCTGACATAATGTTTAACCTCATCAGGGTAAGAAGATGATTATTCAACCATAAACAGATTTATGGTATGCTTAACACACATTTACATTTAACTTTCTTTGTGCAACTGAACTAACGATGTAATCAGGATCATTCACAAGGATATCAAGACAGTAACCTTTTTTCGCAACAGTTTGTCGCACCATAGGATCCTTATCATTTACGAGCTTATAGAGACCATAACATTGTTCAGCGACTTCTTTTCGGACGAGCCAATCTTCGTCATTCACGAGAATGTCAAGTGCTTTTCCACACAATGCAATAGCATGACGAACGTCTGGATCTGGATCAGTTGCATACTTGCGCACTTCATCATCAGATGATTTTTCACCAGTGTAATTATTAATGAGTTCTTGAAATTTCTCTTTGGAGATATAGAAAATATCAAAAAAATCCTCAAGTGTTTCTCGTGTGAAACGGATGCCATCAAACACGATATTATCATCGATAAAGACAACGGTTTTCCCCATAAAGAAATTGCGAATAACTTTCATGATTAGTTCCTTCTATCGTTTTTATTACTAGTGTGTTTATTATAGCATGATCTATTACCGATATCAAAGATCAAAGTGTCTTTTTAAGTAGGCTCGCAATTCTTTTGAATCTCATTCAGCTTTTTCTTCGCAGTCGTGTGAACGATGTAGTATGGGTCATTCGCGAGCTTGTCAAGGCCATATCCTTTCTTAGCAACAGCATAACGCACAAAAAAGCTCTCATCATTGATGAGCTTGTCAAGGCCGTATCCCATCTCCGCTACAGTGAATCTAACCTTTTCATCTTTGTCATTTACAAGGATATCAAGACCATAGCCTTGTTTTGCAACTTCTGATCGAACATATGGGTCATGGTCTTTAACCAACTTATCGAGGCCATATCCTTGTGAAGCGACAGTTTGGCGCACCAAAGGTTTCTCATCATTGATGAGCTTGTCAAGCCCATATCCTTTACTGGCAACAGTTGTACGAACATATTCATTTTCGTCATTGACCAAATTATCAAGCCCAAACCCGTGATCCGCAACTTCTTTGCGAACAACCCATTCCTCATCATTCACGAGAATGTCAAGGGCTTTGCCACACATTGCAATGGCGAGGCGAATATTTTCATCTCGATCAGTCGCGTACTTGCGCACTTCATCTTCAGGAGATTTTTCCCCAGTGTATGTGCTGATGATTTTCTGGAATTTCTCTTCAGGGATGTAGAAGACATCAAAGAATTCTTCGATGGTTTTTCGAGTAAAGCAGATGCCATCAAAAATGATGACATCATCGATGAAGATGATTGATTCATCGTTGAAGAAGTTGCGAAGAACTTTCATGATAGGTTCCTTATGTTGCGGGGTATTGTGTAGGATTCTAGTACGTGAATGACAGCTTCCATCCGCTGTGCAAGTGAATGTGCGCCTCGTGCTCAATTTGATTTGCGAGCTCGTTACGACGGCTTAACCCGTTCGTGTAAGTGTAGTACTTCGCTTCGTCTCGCAGCCACTCAACATATGCTTTCACTGGGGCTTGATCGTTGAGGATCTCGTCCATTTGTTCCAAGCTGGGCTCGGGCAATCCAGAGAATAGAACTTTGTATTGAATATCGTCTTCACCTGTGCTCTTAACGATGACTTCACGCTTCCCAACAATAGACAAACTGTACACGTCAATCACCTATCATAAAAACATTACATTAAACTCTGAAGAAATCTCCAGAACATTATATTACCATTCCCAAATCCATCCATCATCATCGAAATCATCTTCAGAAAGCCAATAATTCAGCTTATCGACCAATTGCTTTGCTTCATCACACGAAGTTACAATATCGATGTGCTCAATGCCATCTCCATAATCTCTGTTCAGAAATACCATGAAGTATTGGCCTACATCTTTCGAGGAGACCTCAAGCACTCCATTGTTAAATTTGAATGGGATAATGTCAGCTTTAGTGAAATCATGTCTGTCAAGTTTGTCTATAATTGACAAGAATTTGTAATTGTCCATGATTCAGTCCTTATTAGGAAGATTATGAGTCCCATCCATCTTCAACGATATCTGCTTCAACCATCCATCTGGTCAGACTATATGCTAGATGCTTTGCTTCATCATAAGATGTTGTAGTGCCAATGCATTCAATGTCTTTTAGATAATTGTTAACCAGATACACCATGAAAAAATCCCCATCATTTTTCTTCATTGTGACTTTAAGCATACCATCGTCAAGTTTGTATGCGACGATGCCGGCTTTGACGTAATCATCGCGATCAAGCTTGACAACGATCGACAAGAATTCATACTTAGTCATCATTAAGTCCTTTCATTGAATGAGGAACTAACTAGTTAGTTCCATCCATCATCATCGAAATCTTCATTGAACATCCATTTGGTTAGATTATCGACTAGATGTTTCGCTTCCTTGTAAGATGTTACGGTCTCGATTGTTTCAATGCCTCCCACACGATCTTTGACTAGATACACTAGGAAGAAATTCCCTTCATCTTTCGTTGAAACTTTAAGCATTCCGTCACTGAATTTAAATGGAATAAAGTCAGCCTCAGTATAATCACCTCGGTCGAGCCTGACAACGATCGACAAGAAATCGCACTTATTCATATTAATTCCTTTCATGAATTGTGTATGTTGTTATTAAATGTTCTTCTTTTCATCAAAGCTCAAAGGACTCCTTCGTCAGATCCCAGTCATCTTCAGAAAGCCAATTGTCTAGATCATCGACCATTTGCCGCGCCTCATCATATGAAGTCATGGTGACAACACATTCAAGGCCACTTCCATCGCTTTTGATCAGGTAAACCATAAATTGCTCACCTTGATCTCTCGATGTGACCTTGAGTATCCCATCAATAAATTTGTATGGAATGATCTTGGCTTTGACGTAGTCAAATCTGTCGAGCCTGGCAATGATTGACAAAAAATCATTTTCAGTCATCGCGCGTTCCTTTCGCAAATACGGCCTATGTTAGATCGCTACGTTCTCACCGCAAATGCGGCAATTGAGCTTTTCAGCGAGATTAAGAGCAGAATCATACGTTTCGAAAATCTCGACCCATTCAATACTATTCTCTTCATCGCTCTTCACCAGATACACCAAGAAGTAGTGTCCTTCATCATTAGTGCAAAGCTTAACAACATCATCCTCAAGCTTGATGGCGGCAACGTCTGCCTCAACATAATCATTGAAGTTGATATCTTCGATGTACATAAAACGAGTGCTCATAATTTACCTTTCAGATGACAAATTTGCTTGCGTACTTCTTCGCTTCATCGAGTGTTCTAAAGTAAGCTGAGTCGCAGAGACGACCATTTTTCATGATGATCACGCTGAATGCATCTGCTTCTTCATCAGATACATATTGACCAGTCTTTTTGATGTATCCACGGATTTCGACGTTGATCACGTCTGTAGATGATTTTGATTTATCAATGTTTGCCATGACGTTTCCCAGGAAGAGTTTCAGTGATTTCGATTTCAATGATCTTAAAGATATTGCGGCATGCTACAGTATTCAGCATGTTCGCAAGTCGCGACGCATCGGCTCGACGTTTATACATGCGTGCGTATTTGAACTGTGAGGTATAGAAAACTTGTTTTTTGACGATATCAGAGACATATTTTTCAGGACGGGTGTTCTTGATAGCAAACATTTTCATAATGATTTTCCTGAGCGATTGCAAGAAATGCGAAATCTAATCATTATTGAGATTGATTCCGCTTTGCTTTGCTGACAGGCAAGGCAGCGAGAAGAGATTTATTGACAGTATCAGCGATATTAAAGATCGTTTTCATTTCGTCAGTGATTTCATCGAGTTGCAAGATTTCTTCACGGAAATTTCCAGTTGATGAAACGATGTACACGTTGACGATTTTATTATACCAGCCGCTACCATCGCAAATCTCAGGGACGATAGCAATGATGCGCTCGTTGAACGCAAGTTCAATGGTGCGGATCATGATGAAGTTCCTTTTTAATGTGTCCATTGTTAATGGAGTAATTATATCATAACCCGCGATCATTGTAAACAATTTTGCAAGCTATAAGTGATTATTTTTATACTGTCTAGACTTTACCAATTTGGTCGTGGATCGCGTCAATGTAAAACTGCTGTTTATCAACAGGCAGGCGTGAAATCAATTCTGCTACAAGCGCCTTAAGGTACCATGTAGCAGGGGTCTTTGTTATTGCAGTATCGATGTAGAACTGACGATCTTCTTCATTAGGGATCTTGAGAATCAGCTCATCAGCGAGAGCTCCCATGTAATTAGCAGCAGGCGCAAAAGAATGGTGCTTTTCAAGAGACATACGGATCAGAACACCCAACTCATCAAGGATTTGTGAATACACATCTGTTTCGACGATGCTCATTTTTAAGCTCCTTTTTGTTGTCGGTATTTCTATTATACACAATTCTCGATTTATTGTCAACAACCTTACAACAAACAAAATCATTTTCCACTGTCTAGATCTTGCCGATTTGACTACGGATCTCGTCGATGTAATACTGACGCTTTTCAACAGGAAGATCAGCGATCAATTCCGCTGTAAGTACTTCAAGGTACCCGGCTACTTTAGAAAAAGACTTATTCTTCTCGAATGAAGTATCGACTAGTTTGATCAGCTCATCACGAGCTTTCATGTAAACATTGTTCATTGCGCCAATCAATCAGTAAGATTTCATTGCGGCTACGCCCCAAGCCATGATGATAGTCCCGAAGAAGGCAATCAAGGTGGTAGAAGCCAAAGATACAAAAGGATCTATGTCGATGGTGCCAACAGCGCCCATAGCGATCAAGAATCCAACCATCATCCGAATCGTACCTTTCATGATGCTACTTTCCAATATTTCAATTATTTCTTGAGTACATTATTTTATAACATAAGTACTTGCAAAATACCAAGTAACTATACTAGTTAAAGGTAATGTACTCTAATTGGGTACGGATCCTGTCAATATAAATCTGTTGCTGATCTTCCGGAAGATCAGCAATCAACTCGGCAACAAGCCCTTTTAAGAAGAGAACTGAAGGTAAGTAATCACTCGTTGCATCAATCAGCTTGGTCAGCTCGTCGCGAACTTGCAAATACGAAAATTTTTCTATGTTATTCATTTCATATATCTCCTATTGTTGTTTTGATATATTATATCACAAATTCCGCAACCATATCAAACAACCATATGACGAGTAGAGGTACTCGTCATTGTTTACTGTTAGGTTCCTTGATGCAGAAAAAGGAATTTCCTTCAGAAGGTTAATCAACCAAGTCTTTATACAACGAGCGCCTTCTCTTGATGCATTGAGATAATCGAGATAGTACTCTTTTTCAATTTTTTCATGTAAAAATGGGCTTCGCTTAACATTATACAAACACCGCTCATAATCTCTTTTTAGCGTCTCGGTCAGTTTGTACAACCCAATGGCAACCTCTTCATGTGAAGTGCGATAGTAACCTTCGGGTTTCTCAATAACGAAACGTTTACCATTGATGTTTTGAAACTTAACAAGAACATCACAATTGACGATCGAGCACGTTCTTAAGCTCATGTCAATTCCATCAAATGTGCGGGCGAGCCAGTTAAATGCGTCCTCATTGCTATTAGCATGAATTTTCAAAAGTATATGAATTATGCCCAACTAAATTCTTCATCTTAGGGCCGAGAGGGTTGTGCAGCTTAATTCTAAACGTTTTGTGGTTCATCATTTTCGCCCGCACTTTCATGAATTCTATAATTTCAATTTTTAACACACCAAATTTTGATTAGATACTTTTACGTGATGTCTCCTTTTACTGTTTTATACAGCCTCATAGGTTGCCTCAAAAATGTCCGGTTTGCACGGATAAAACTCACCCTTCACGCCACGGATGATCCAGTCTCCAGGCGTTACTTCGTGCGGACCTTCCAATGTGCCAATGCGCCACGTCAACACTGTGTCATTGTAGATCGTTGCATCTACCGTCGTTACACCAAACTCAGTTTCCATTTTTATCTTTGATTCAAGTGTCCCATCAAACTGGTGCGCTTCAATCACTACCGGTTTCTTCCTAAATTTAGCCATATGAGCGATTGCCACGTTGGGTTATACCAGAAGTATATCGCATGTCATGTCCTTTCTAATTCAGATGACGCATTCAAAGAATGCTGGGCGGTCAATGCAGTCTATGCAATTTCTGCGTTCGAAGCAGTTTTCGCACCGAATGCAATCATCACTCCCAGAGCAGTGCTTGCAACTGATGCAATCGACGCAGTATTCGCAAATTATACAATCTGTACACCTATCGCAGACTTTGCACTCAAAGCAGTTGACGCAACTGTCACATTTCTTGCTGCCCTTGCAGTTGACGCATCTGTTGCATTGAGTGCAATCGGTGCAACCTACACAATCAAAGCAACACTCGCAGTTTACACAGTTGACACAATTAACACAGTTGACACAATTGATGCAGCCTGCATCATCAAGAGCTTTGACAATTGCATCGGCTTCGGCTTGTGACTTGTAGCTGACCGCTGTGTTCCCTTTTGGTGAGGTGCTGGTGAAGAATTTCATTTGAATCTCCTTTGTCGTTGGTTCCACCTACAGGATTCGAACCTGCAATCTGTCACTTATAAGGCAACTGCTCTACCAATTGAGCTAAGGTGGCAATGAAATCAGTTAGTTAGCTCGAAGCGCGTCAACTTCTCGGTCAAGAGAACTGTATGAGTATAAAGAAGTATCGCCGTAATTGTCACCTTTTATGAGAACAAGACAAGCGATATTCCCATCACAAAGGAACCGATAATGGGCGGAATCTTCTTCAGTCTTGTAATCAAGTTCAATGCTATATTCTCCAAAGAGTTCGATGCAGTTAAAATCGCTCGCTCAAGATTGCGTAAAGGCGCGTGTTGCCATTGACATCGACGAGGTCACCAGTCTTCTTCGAGCGGTAAACTATCGCGTCACCTTCGAAAGCCTCGTCACGAAGCTCGCAGTTTAAGAAGAACTTAATTTTGCTGTAGTCGGTGATACCAGCAGCTTCGATTGCTGATTTAACCGTGTGCTTGACGCTCTTGCCAGCAGGGATGACTGCGAGGAGGTCTTGATCGTTCATCACCACTACGTAGAGCGGTTCGCTTTTCTTCATGATGCTACTCCTGTTTGCGTTGTCGAGTATATTATATCACAATCTGCAGCAGATGTCAAGCAACCTTACAGGTTGTAGAGTTATTCAACAGTGCGATGCGAGACGCGGACCAGACAGCTGCCCTTAGTGCATTCTACACACTCGATACAGTAGTTGCAGGCGATGCAGTGCTTGCAATTTGCGCAGCCTTTGCATCCGTAGCAGTCGTTGCAGTCAGAACAGTTGTAGCATTCAACACAATTGATGCAGTTGGTGCAACCTGAAGCGTCAAGCATTGCACATCATTCTTCAGCTTCGGTTTGACTTCGTTCACTCCAAGAGCTGTTGCCTTTGGATGATACACTTGAAACATATCGCATGATGAGTATCCCTTTGAATCAATTTCGAATGTATTGATAAAGATAAGCATCCCTTTCAATCTCACGCAACAGAGCAATGAACTCGCCAACTTCGTTTGCAGGAACTCCTAAGAAAAACCCAAAAATTTCCGAATCTGAATCTGACCAGGGTTGACGCTTGCCGTCAATCTCTCGATCAAGGTCTTTACCTTTGAGATCTTCAAATCCTGAGAAATCAAATCCTCGATTTCGAAGCCAGCGATAACGAGCAGCATCTGCTTCAGTATTACGAATGCGGTTTACCAGCTCTTCGATTTCGACAGTAGAATTTTGATTAGAACAAGATGTGTTGAACATGACCATTTTAGACCACCTTGAGAACTTTAATATCAGTGAGTGATGTCATATAAAGCAAAAATGGCGATTGCAATGTAAATGACAGCTACGACGATATCAGAGAAAGTAAACATGATATTTCCTATTCGCAAATCGCAAATGTTTTGGCTCCCCAACCTGGGCTCGAACCAGGGACCTGCGGATTAACAGTCCGACGCTCTACCGACTGAGCTATTGGGGAATGTGAGTTAAAGTTTCGTATTTATCACCTCGCACACTACATCGAAATCATCGACGTTAAGATCACACGCAATGAACACGAGGGGCTTTCCTGGAGTGTTGTTGCGTGCGTAAGCTGCATGAGGCATCTTGTTGTTGAGGACAAATACTGAGCCATCGGCAAGATTGCCTACACGCTTCCAGTCCTTTTCGTATAGCACATGATCGCCAGAAAGCACGACGCCTAGAGTTATGTCGAATGGCACACTGTCGTCTGTATGTTCGCTTACGCCTAACGAAGCGTAGAGACCAGCGTTGTATGACTCAGGGTGCAGCTGTAGTATCACGTTGAGAAGCGAATGCGAAATAGGCGCAGGTACAATATCATCAAATTTTGCCTCATTCATCAGACGAGACAGGACCTTCGGATCGACTTTAGGCAGACTCAGTTCAGCGTCAAATACAATTGCGTTCATATGCTCAACGGACTTAGATGCTCACGGAAATGCTTTGCTGCAATGTCAAGTACTCTTTCATCAGGTTTGACATCCATGTTGAAGCAAGTTTAGCCGCTTCCTTTGCTACATTGATACGCTCGAGATAATATTCAAGCTTGAATTTCTCGTACATCTGCGAAGAATATTCGGCAATGTTCAAGCACTCATTATAATCATGATTAATCGTGTTGAATAGTTTGAACAGCCCGCTAACAATTTCCTTCGGTGTGCGACGAAAATATCCCTCAGGTGTTTCAACAGGAACACGCTTTCCATTTACGAACCCATACTTCTTGAGCTCATCACAATCGATGATATGAACAGGGTCTGCGCAACCGACCTTATATTCCCTGACTGATTTGGAATAGACATCAATGCCCGGGAATACACGCTCAACCCACTTCGCAGCTTCCTGAAGATCAGATGCATGGATGTTGAAGGAATACATATCCTTCGACACAAGACTCCATGTCTCAGAGCCGTAGGGATGGAAAAGCATGACATGAAACGTTTTCGAACTTATCATCTTTACACTCGCTTCTAAAAGTTTCTGAATCGCCATCATGAAACAACTAGTAGAAAATGGTACCTTTCACAAGATGTTATTCCATGATCTGTCCTTTTTCCATTATTCTTGTTGTTGGGTATATTATATCATGATCTGGTATCGTTGCCAATAACCTACAAGTTAAATGTGTAACTTCTTGTATCCCTCAGGGATTAAACTGGCAATCTATAGCTTATATGTTGACTGCTCTAACAATTGAGCTAATGTGGCACACATGATAGCTATCATATTGCCATGATTATGGCACAGAAAATGTTAAGAATCACCCACAAAAAGTATGGTCTCTACCAGAGACAATCAATTAGGTGAAGAGATGGAGACATATAAGGAAAACGCCAATCACATAAGCGATGATGAAGCACGGCGGGAAGAATGTCGAAGATGGAAGAAGGATTAAAATTGCTGCAATGCCAATGTAGGTAATCGTGTCTCTAATTTTAACCATATTTTCAATCCTTCGGTATTTCCGTTGCTATTGTGTAAATTATATCATAATTTGGCGTCTTTGCCGATAAGACAGCTTATAGTGTAACCAGACAATTATATTACATCTTGTCATTGTAACTCTTGTTCATCATTTAAGATGAAAGTTTTGACAATGCTGACTGCATCAAAAGCTATACCGCCTCATAGGTCGCCTCGAAAATGTCTGGTTTACAAGGGTAGAATTCACCCTTGACACCACGGATGATCCAGCCCCCGGGCGATACTTCGTGCAGGCCTTCTAGTGTGCCAATCTGCCATGTAATCAGCTTGCCATAACAGATTTTTACATCAACAGTCGGAACCCCAAATTCAGTTTCCAGTTTCTTCTTTGATTCAAATGTCCCATCAAACTGGTGTGCTTCAATCACTACCGGCTTCTTCCTAAATTTTGCCATATTATCCTCCATGATAATCAAACTCAATTGCTTTGTCTAGATTTTTCAACCTTTTCTGGATACCAGACAGATGCAACGATGTCGGCAAATCCCAAACATTGCAAACGCTTAAAAGCATCATCATCAATGACTTTTGCACGGAAAGTATCGATATTGCCTATGAATTTATCAATCTCAAATATTGGACCGCCTTCAACATTGAAGGCATAAATTGTCAGGTTGGAGCTACCCACACCAGACATAGTCATCATCGGGTGCCCCGGAAGGGCAATTTGACCATCAAAAACACATTTCTGACCGAATGTAGAATCAATTCCGAACATGCAATGTTTGTCAAATTGACACTGATTCCCAAAGGTGCACAATGCGCCAAATCTGCACCATTGGCTGAAAGAGCATTCGTCTACAAATTCGCACCAATCACCAAATTGATTCGAGGTGCCGAATCTGCATTGCTTGCTAAAGATGCACTCTCTACTAAATACGCACTTCAATCCAAATACGCACGCTTCACCGAACCTGGAAAATTCGTTGAACGAACATGCGTTGCCAAACACACTCTCATGGCCAAAGACACATCCGTCGGCGAATTCGCACCAGTCACCGAACTTAGAATTCGTGTGGAAAATGCAGCCAGAGCCGAACTTGCAGCAATCGGCGAAAATACAGTTCTGTAAGAACTCACAAAAATCACCAAATACAGATTGTTCGCTGAAAACACATCCATCGGCAAATATGTTTTTGCTACCAAAGGCGACAATTGTAGTATAATCGCCAGTTGGGCACTGACGATAGCCGTTGACAATTGGTAACGCGTCAAAATCTGATTGAGTATATATTTTCATCATGTTCCCCAGTGATGAAGAAGACTGTTCTATTCAGTTTAATTAGTCATGCCTGCGCACTCTTTACAGTTACCGCAATTGGAACAACCGATGCAGATGACACAGTCAGCACAATTGGTACAATTAACACAATTTGTACACTTAACACAGCTAATGCAATTTGCGCATTTAGTACAGCCTTCACTGTCAAAGCAGCTGACACAATCATTGCAATCGGTACAGTTTTTACATTCAACACAGCCTATGCAACCATCACAATTAACACAGCTAGCACAACCAATGCAATTTTTGCAATCGATACAGTCGATACATTTTGTGCACCCAGCCTCATCAAGAGCTTTACATCTCGTATCAGCTTCAGTTTGGCTCTCGTAACTAAATGAGCGATTTCCTTTAGAAGAAATACTGGAGAGATAACGCATGATGTTTCTTTCGATGTTTACAACAACTAGTTTATTTTACGTTGTTAGTGCAGAATGAACAGTCAACACAATTAATGGATTCAAGGCAATTATTGCAATTTTTACAATTGATACAGTTTTTGCATTGAGAACAATCAGTGCAGTGGATGCAACCAAAACAATCAGTACATCCAACACATTTCTTAGAATTACTGACATCAACACAATCTACACAACCAGCACAATTAAAGCAGCCTACGCAACCAGTGCAATTTTTACAATTGATGCAATTGAAGCAATTGACACACCCAGCGTCATCAAGTGCTTTACAAAGCATATCAGCATCTTCTTGTGATTTAAGACTGGTTGAACAGTTGCCATTTTTAGAAACAGCAGAAATATAGTACATAGTGCATCCTTCTTAAAGTGAAATGAGTGGTTCCACCTGCAGGATTCGAACCTGCAACCTGTCGCTTATAAGGCAACTGCTCTACCAATTGAGCTAAGGTGGCGTATATACTGGGTCTTTAGCTTGGATTCAAACCAAGAACTTACAACTTATGTTGTCATTACTTTTCCTTTTAAGCATTTGAGAGAATGAGATTATCAACTTCTTGATCGAGAGCATCGAATGAATAAAAATCAAGGATGCCATGATCAAGGGATACATATTCAAGACAACAAATATTGCCATCGCTGAGAAAACGATATCGTGCAGCATCTGTTTCTAGATCGCGCGAACGATCACTAACAAAATCCATATGTCTAATATTGATATCAACCTCATCATCAAGGTCAACACCATCAGAAAAGACTAGCTCATTTTCAAGCAAGCCGTACTCAAGGCAGCTGAGACCACCCTCGCGAAGAAATTGATAACGGGTGGCATCTTTTTTAGTCTTATAATCGATGACCATGATATATACTTCCTTGTTTAGACTTGTGCTGCGATTTTGCTTACAGCATCCAAAAGCGCTCGGCGAACCTCTTCACGCATTGGTTCCATGTTACACTGAATTGGAAATTCATTCAATAGATTTACTAGCCATGTCTTGATACGGACAGAGCCTTCTTTTGCCTCATTGAGATCCTTGAGATGAGAATCAGTTTCAAAATTTTCGTATAGTATCGCGCAGCACTTAACTTGATCTGAGATTTTCGCATAATCATCACTGAGCGCCTCTACCAGATTGCATAGACTGACGGCAACCTCTTCAGGGGAAGAGCGATAGTATCCTTCAGGCTTTTCGATAATGAACTGTTTCCCATTTATACGATGATACTTCTTAATAGCATCACAATCGATAATAGAGTCAGCGCACATTTCCATATCAATGCCATCGAACATGTGCGTAACCCAATCCAATGCTTCCTGATAATTGGCAGCATGAATTTCAAAAGTATATGAATCTCGCCCAATGAGAGTTTTTGTCTTAGGTCCAAGAAAATTACGCAACTTAACTTGATATGTCTTTGGGTTCATCATTTTCCTTTCACAATTTTTATTGTTGGGTATATTATAACATGTTCTAGCAAAATATCAAACAATCGTACATGTTGCAAAGTTGCTTACAGATGATTCCTATCCGTTGACATCATCATTTTGAATAATCATCAACGTCATGATTCATGTGATATGTCAATCCACTAGACCGAGTATAACTAGTGCACCATGTACAGTCTTCACATTCTTCGCAATCATCGCAATTGAAGCAAGCTTTGCATTCGTTGCAAGCAGTACAGCCAGCACACTGCACGCAATTGATGCAATTGATGCAGTCAGTACAGTCTGTGCAAACTTTGCATTCGTTACCGGTGGAGCAGACTTTACAATCTGTACAATCGATACAATCTGTACAATCGATACAATCAGTACAGTGGGTGCAATTTGTGCAATCAACACATCCAACGCAGCCTACACAGTGGCTGCAATTGATGCATTCGACACAACCGAAACAGTTTACACAGTTGGCTTCATCTAGTTCTTTGCAACGCGCATCAGCCTCTGCCTGTGACACGTAGCTCCACGAGTGATTTCCTTTAGGCGAAACTTCAGACACGTAATACATAATACTTTCACCTTATAAGAACAAAGCTCCAATTGACTAGGGCTAAAGCGATGTCATTGTCAAGTTATTTGGCCTCTTGGCTTGGATTCGAACCTGCGACCGATCGATTATGAGTCGACTGCTCTAACCACTGAGCTAAGGCAGCGAATGAGTTGACGCATTGGCTTGGAATCGAATCAAGAGTCTAGGCCAATTGATATACCGAGGTAGGCTTCAAAAGTCTTTTTCTTTTCAAGAATGTTCACATCACGTGAAGTAATAATACCGGTTTGACCAGGTGCGATCTCTCAAACTTCTTGGCCCATAGCAAAATTGGTCTTGTCTTCGGCAGGTACATGAGATGCAACCCCTCATCAATATCGATGAGGTAGTCATCAATGAACACCGACTCTGGAATGGTAGAGCCGTCGCCCTTCGGTTGAATGGCAATCTGACGAGTGCCATTCATATGCTCCATGATCTGCAATGTTGTGCCTTTCAAACAAGTCACAACATCCTAGACATTGTTGCCGAGGTTGATTACCTTCTTGTCAGACATGATTTCTCTTAGCTGACAAACAAATTAGAATAGACAGCTTTGATTTCACCCATGATGAAGGCTTCAGTACCAAAGTCAGGACCATAGTACCACTCTTTCAGGAACTTGATGATGTCAGTACTGTTGCCTTGTACAGAGTACAGCGGGTTCCCGCCAGCAGGACCATTTTCAGTGATCAACATAAGCTCAATACCGTATTGCAGCTCAAGTTCAACTTCAGCTTCACGGGACAGGACGTTGATAATATCCAGTTCGATCGTTGCCATGATACAGCCTTTATGTGTTGGTTGATGATAGAATAATTATACCACAACAATCCTACCTTGTAAACATATTTGTCTACTTTTTACGGCTCACCTACAAGTCCATGCCACTGAGCGGCATGCGTGATGTCATCATGAGCCAGTGGTATAATCCTTGTTGCTTTGATTGATCACATGCTCAGCTTCACGTACCGCTTAGACATTTCTGCATTCTTCTCGAAATATTGATTCTTCATTATTTTACCTCATCACCTTTTAACATTTATAAAATACAAAATTCATCAGTGTTTTAAACGTTATTAAACATTTTCGTCAGGCAACCGTGTTTCTTATGGTGTTATAGATTAGTAGTGATATCAGAAGCAATCAAAGATTTTCATTATATGAACATAATTTTATACACACTCAACGCGCATACACAGTTAAATACAATTGATTTATTCAAAGTATATCCAAATGTGGTCAGGTTTGATGCAGGTTAAATATAGAAGTACCTGATAATAGGAGATCACATAGTGGCAAAAAAGAAAATACCAGAATTAAAAGTAGAATATATCAAAGATCGTGGAAATTTGTTATACTTAGCACTGCTCGAATACAAGCGTGAGATTTATCTTTGTATCATTGATAACATGTCACCAGATGAAATAGGAGCGTATGTTCTTGATTATGCTGAACAGGAGAACATTCCAATTAGAGAGTTCTTAAGCGCAGTTACACTGTGGTTTTACAAATCTTCAGAAAAACACCCGCTAAGTGTTGAACTTGCAAGATTAGGTCTTACAGAAGCACTCGCACCTATCTATAAGATCTTTGATACCACTTACGTGTCACGTATTGTAGGCAATGCATTTTCTTATGAAGGATTATCTAAGAGCAAAGTAAAACGCCGACGAGTAATACCTATTCCAGAAGGCATCCCTATTAAGCTCAAGAAGTTAGAAGCCCATACAGAGACTTCAACTCCTTCAACTTAAACTCTTCGAATTTTTTCTCAAGTTCGGGAGTTCGTTGTTGTAATACTGAGTTTGCAATAGCGTCATCTACTTTTGAAAACTTAGCGTTAAGATATGATGTTGCTTCATCAAGTTGAACTTCACCATTCTTAACCGCTTTTAAGAATGCTGCATTTGGTCGAGGGAACGTAAGTGTTCCCTCTTTTGACAGTTCTAAAATTTGTTCAGTGATTCTTATCGCGTGGCTTAAAGCCTTCCAGTCAATTCCTTCTCCGTCAAATTGCTTAACACGTTCTCCATATGTATGAAGTGTCTTTGTTAATGAGTTGAACACTGAAAGCCATGAGCTAGTCAATGGAAATTTCTTTCCAACAACCTCTATTGCAGGAGTTGTCTCTTTTCCCCCTCTAACATTTAGCACTTCAACCATGTTGACGTGCGGGAGTGTTAGCACCTTACTAAGCAAATCAGAATGAAAGACAGAATTTAACTGTGTATTACTCATCTTTAATTCGGTAGATAAGTTACCAAAATTAAACCTTTCAAAATGCTCATTAACAATGTTAAGAAATGTCTTTAACGATGTAAAGCGCTCAGTCTTCACCCCGTACATTTGCGATTGTGTTACGGCATACCCAACCATCTTCTTAACATTGCTTGTCAAGAATTGCTGTACTAGATCAGCCATCAGACGTTGCTGATATTTAAAGTGCTCGCTCTTATCTCCATCATGTTCAGGAACATCATGCAGCCCTTGCACAACAGCGAACGCAACTTCTAATGCATAGGTTTGCCCATTAAAGAAGTCATCAAAGAAAACCTGAAGTGGTATGTATTCTGTTTCTGTTTCTCCAGATAACATCTTATCACCGTCTTTTAGATGATCCGGTCTTTCCTTTCGAATGCTGATTTTCTTATTCAAAAGCAGATCATCTAGTTTTGGAAGAACCACTGCCTTATAATCATAATCCGAAGTTGGTCCTGCTGTTCCATACAAATGGGATCCAAAAGGAACTCTAAAAAGTATAATTTCATTATGCACGCTCATCTTTTATCCTTTAAAACATTTTCAACCATTGTGTTATTATATCATAAATCTATTCATGCAAAATCACACCATCAAACTGCATAACCAGTTGTTCAAGTGCAGATTTACCCATCAGTGTATCATGAACTGTGTCACCAACAAAAATTGTTTTATGATAAAAACCTTGTATACATGTCAGATGAATTTTTATTTTCTCAGAATGGGGATGTCTAAAGAACACCAGCTTGAATAAGCAAAAGTTGCAATTTTATTACAAGCGCGTAAGCAATGGCGTGAGACTTTTTGAATGAGTAACCATTCTCATCCTTCGCGTAAAGAATTCTACGAGTAGCTTCCTTCTGTGAAAGATAGAGCTTAATGAGCTTCTTTTTGCCGGGTCGAATTAGTGCCAAAACATCTGCTAATTCTTCAATGCTACGTGGTTTTACGGCATCAAGAACATCCCCATGATTTGATAATTGAAACAGTTTCTTTTGCTCTTGAGGAACTAGCAGCAACCCCCAATCTGGCTCTATTTCAACAAGTTCTTCTATTTCAGCTCTTGATTTGAAATAATCATAAACACTTAAGTGAAGAAAATCGATCTTTAGGTACCCAAGGTCTTCTGCCTTGTCATAAGGAATAGCAGCCAATCCGGTTAAAGGATCAACTGGAATCTGCTGAGGATAAACCCCGCATGGATGTGGCGTCAAAGCTCCATTCTTGACAACGCTTGCTTTAGTCCATGGAAAAAATTTCTCAGGCTTAAATGATGTGGTCGTATCAACGTCAACGTCCATTACAGTCCCATCTCTTTTGCTATGTGTTTCACATTTTCAACCGTAGCACGCTCCTTGTTGAAACGATCTGCCCAGTACGCGGAGTTTACCACATTATTAAACGCTTTCAGTTGAGAAGCGTCTAAAGTTTTCAAGAACCTTCCAAAAGAAGCAGAGCAAAACAACAACCAAGGTGACAACCGTCTCTGACGAATAAGAGAAAGAACTTGTTGTGGTCCAAGGTGTGTAAACACTTCTGACAATTTTACATTGTCCTTTTCACATATGTCAAGAAGATAGTTGATAGAGTCCTGCACTTGATCTAATGGATCAGAAATCTTGTCAGCCCAATCCAAGTACAGCGCGTAAGCAGAATCACGACACCACAGCACTGGGAGAATGTCTGCTTCTACCATCAATTGAATATATTTTTCTGGTTTACTTATATTTGCATCAGCAACAAGCTGTGCAAAATTAATGAATGACCTGTAGTACTTTGATTCCAAAAAGGCAGCTGAGGATGGTTGTGAGTATCGTTTTTGGCGCATCCACTCGCGGTACAAACTATAGGCAGATTGCCCAAGTGGGCTTAGAAGTTCCTGGGCGCGGCGCCTTGGTTCACAGTGATGTTTCATGAAGGTCGTCTCGTTTCCGAACCTTCTAGAACAGTAGTGACAATACCAGTTACCAACCTTTCCTAAGTTGATTTCAGCCTGTTCAAGCGGAACGCGCCGAGCTGCAATCTCCTCAGGATTAAGAAGAGCAGGCTTCTTTTTCAAGGAGTCTTGAGGCAATGACTTCAATTGCTTCACCTTCCCATTTCCATCCTGGCTGTGTAGGTTCTCCAAGTGTGCGGAAGAATTTGATAAAATCTCTGATGTAGTGCTCATCGATGTACTCTGTATTTACAGTTGCTTTAACCCCAACCGCAACCGAACCATAATCCTTGATTTCAATCCTAGGGGTAATTATTGAAGGTGTATTACAAAGCTCGCGGAGTATCTTATTACACCTTGTAGCCGCTGTTTGGTACTGATCTCTAAGTTCTTTAGTATTAGGTCCAGTTGATGGTGGAAAATTTGCCATTTCCCACGCTTTCTCACTATTAATCTCATATGCTTCAAATTCTGCGGTTACCATTGCTACAGCAAAGTACCGTTTTAATTTGGAATGGAAGAAACGAAAATCAACCCATACCCATGGGCACTCAGGCTCATACACATGATTGCAATAAAAATCACCACCATATGCGCACTCAGGATATTTACGCATAAGATTCTTAGCATCTATCCATCTCTTTTTACGTTGCTTACGATTCACTTCACGCATTTTTGTTTTATATGTTTTATATGTTTGACATATTTTCTAATAGCACATTATGTTTTTAGAAATTATATCACATTAATTAAACGCATTATACAAGCGCCTCTACATCATCCAGTGGTAAAATTCGAATTTTACCACCAGCTTTTACAATTTCTTTCTCATAAAATGTTAGCGCTCCAGACATCAAGTCTGTCATACCATATTCATCTTTTTTACATACGTAGTGACTTCCACTAACATTATCAAAATGAAAAACGTTTTGATTTTCCTTTGTAACTTTGACAATACCAGAGCTAAGCTTCCAAGAATTACTGGTATAATACCCTCCGTACCAGCCAGCTAGTACCTTCTTTGATTGTTTATTATCTAACAGCTGTTCAATAATAACCCAATGATCAGGAAAATTAACCATTTTCTTTTAACTCCTTTTGGAGCTTTGCAATTTCATCTTTTTGCCATCCAAGCTCTTCTGCCATCTTAATAAGCTCTTCTACTGGTGGAAGAGAGTATGTTTTTGCTTCTCGTGTAGAAAGTTCAAAGTACTCTTGAATTACGCGATATGCTTCAACCAGTTTTTTCTTGGATTTTATGCCAAGCCATACATACCGCTTACTTGTTTTTGATGATGCGGTCTGAAGAAGCTGCATCAACAGATGAGGGTGTTTTCCTAGTGAAAAAACATAAGGATTAACAAACTCATTCAGTAAAATAATTTGTCGTTCGTCAGAGGTTCCTGACATCCAGCGCATAACAACTAATGGTGCAAATCCCTTGCGCTCATCATCAGACATCGTTGTGTAAAGATCACCTGATTTTGGGTTGTCAATGTCATTTAACAGCTTAAAAATGTCTAAAGAAAAGCACTTCTTCATGGTTTAAATCAATCCATTATTCTTCATGTACTCTTCTTCAGCAAGAAGCTCTGCTTCTCGTTCTGCTTTAATATCTATCAGTGGAACATCGTCAGGATTATCTTGAAGAACAGCACGATCAGCAACATAATCTGCCCAAGCGTGTAGAATTTTTCGAACACGATCACGGTCCATCCGCTCATTATTAATGATGAGCGCACCATCATTTGAAAGAAAAACATGTAGTTGCCCAAAACCACAGCCTTTCCAGCTCCAACTAAAGAACGTGTTTGCAGTGCTCAAGCCACAAACTTCTGGTGGATTTGCTTCCATGATTGCATTACGCTCATCTGGCGTCATCTTAAAAATTGATTTCATTTTGGGCTTATTTTAGATAATAGCTAAAGTAATATTATGTCGAATTACTTAACGCTCTTTTTGTTTATCTTAAAGTCTAGATAGCTCAATCATGAGAGCTGCAATATTGATCTCAGTATCAGCAACAATGCTGTGCTTATACAAATATTCAGCGATAGTGATGATGGCAGCTTCTTTATCAGCAACCTTCATCTTGTCAACATTAGCATAAAGAAACCTGTAAACGTCTTCATGCTCTTCACGAGTTGCAGATTCACAAACAAGCTTGCGAGCCTTCTTAAAATCACCCTTCGTGATAGCGTCTAGCAATCCAAACTTCCAATCAGCAGAATCAGCAGACACTTGTGATGGGCTGAGAAGCTTTTTGCCATTCACATTTCCCTGAAGCAACTGAATGATCTTGCGAATATCAGGATAACCAACATCAACGTAAGTGAGAAGATCTTCAGGCTCATAGTCAATACCTTCAATGTCAAGTATTTCAGCAACACGAAGAGCGACTTTTTCTTTATCAGGAGCTTTGAAATAGAACTCTTGAAACCGAGATTTCAACGGAGGAATAACCTTGTTGGCGTAGTTACAAGTCGCGATAAAGCGGCAAGACCCAGAAGCTTCCTCAATAAGGGAACGAAGAAGAGCTTGACCATCAAGAGATAGGTAATCAATTTCTTCAAGTCGTACCACCTTGAACTTACCAATCGGCATGCTCATCGCAAAGCTTGTTACTTTGCTGCGCATAGCATCAATTTTTTCATCGGAACAATTGATCTTCAACACATCTGAAGGATCAATTTTCAGATCATGAATGAGAGCTCGAGATACTGTAGTTTTACCTGTACCTTGAACACCCGTCAAGAACAAGTGTGGAATGTCTCCAGCTTCAATAAAAGCTTCAAACTGTTTTCGCTGGCGGTCATCCTGAAAAATAACATCACTGATAGATTTAGGACGATAGCGCTCTACCCAAATTGTTGTTTTCATATAATGAAAATAAGTTAGGAACTGTTGATAATGTATTATAACATAAGCAACAGTCCCTTAAAACTTCAATCAGCGTGTTCTACCTGATGGCCCACCCACAACCACAGTATTATTTGAATTATCTTCAAAATATACGTTCTTTAAATTGGATGAATTATTAGAAAGAAATTCACTACCTATGTTGACATCCCCCTTATTGCTGTCAATATCTTCAAGTGAAGATCTTGGCGCTGACTTTGGGGCAGACTTCTTAATCTGATTTAAGGTAATAATCTCTTTTTCCACTTGGTTTTTTACTGGTTCAGGCTCTGTTTTTTCAGCATCTATAGGTTTTGGCTCATCTACAATAGAAGTGTCAATTGCTTCCTGTCGCTTTTCATTAGTAACTTCTTCACTATGAAGAGGCACAGCTTCATTTGGCTGTTCAGACTTAATTAAATTATCTGACTTTAAATCCTCACAATTTGTGTCAGGCTTCTGTTCATTTAACTTTCGTTGCGTAATAAGAAAGTTGCCGGCAACAAGAAGCGTCACTGCCAACGGGTCAAACACGAAGATTATAATTAAAATCACCCATTTCACTGCCTGCTCAGGAGTAGTATTAAATGCCTGAGACAAATACATTATAGGACCAATCTTAACGTTCTGCCCAATTACATTTACCTGTAAGCTTGGAAGTTCTTCATCAATCTTAGCAAGACGATTATTGATGCGCGTTATTTCATCCTTAAATTGATTCATCAACCTGACACGACTGCTAACAGAATTGCTAGGAAGGTTTGCGATCTGCGCGTCAATTTCTTGTTTTCGAGCTTGAAGACGGGTCTTCTCATCCTCAAGAGAAGTAATTATTACGTTTTGTTGATTATTTCCAGCTATAGCTTTTTGAAATTCACCAGACAAATAACCAAACACCCCCGCTGACGTAATAGTCATCAGCACTAGCGTCGCAATTGTCATGTACACTTTCATAAACCAACTGATCTTGGCTAAATTCTTGTACATGAAAGATACAGCAACAACTTTACCGATGTCAAGCGCCACGGCCATTGTAATAACAACAGGACTACCAGCAAAAAGAGCTGAAAGACCTAAAATAGAAATGTATGTACCAATACCCTCAATAAAGAGGGCTGTTGCGAGAACTAATAGTGCAAAGAGCATATGTCTCCTTAATAAGCATAAGTTACGCTCTCATCCTCTCCGATAGCGATTACTTTTGAATCATCTGATTTCCAATAGCTTTGTCCTTCAAACTTGACTTCTGTAGTCCATTGTAAAGCTTCAATCAGAACATAGTCACCAACGCCAAAGTCAGTAACTTCATCACCAACAGCAACAACCTTACCCCAACGAGCGTATTTGCCCTGTTCACTAAGGTCTTGATTAGTTAGAATGATGCGACCGCTGTTCTTTTCAATGAACATACCACCAGTAGTTTCATTGGTAAAAGAGAACAAAAAAGATTTTCCGAGCGGTTTTAGCGCCATATAAATTTTCTCCTATAAAGATTAAGATCGTATTAGATTTTAATTAATCTTCTGTTTGTGCTGCTTGTTCTGATGCTTCGGCTGCTTCCACTGCCATTGTCAGCGCATCAGGAATTGGAGTAGCAGTTTTTGCCTTCAGCCCATCTTTTTCATCAATAAATTTGCGCCGTGCATCAACACTTACAGGAACAGGAGTTGCTGCAAGTTGCTGCTTAATAGCTAAAAGGTCAAAATCAACTATCTCGCCTCGAGCGCTTCGTGCTTTTCTACTCATTAAAAATTCTCCATGGAAGTAAGTATATATGATAAATATTAGTTAACATCAGTTCTGATGCATAGTATATTTATTACGCTGCCGGCGTAATCATTCTCTCAGTCATGGAAAAATTCAGTCATTGGAATTCTGTATTTAATTGGATCAACCATATGCAAGCCAATTAGAAACAGCACGAGTGAAGCGCAAGATGATCCGCGACCTACACCATACACTATTCCTGATTCGTTGAACTTATCAACAACAAAAATTAAAGCCTTTATAAGCTTATCTAATCCACGCTTTTGGATTTCATGTATTTCTTCATCTAAACGTTTTGCATAATGAATCCGTTTTTCAGGATCTGGAAATTTAGTGCTTAGAATTTTATGCAAATGCTCTGAAAGATTTATTTCATCATACTTTTTAGGTATGTTCCAAGTTAAATCAAAGTTAGCAGGCACTTCATGGCCTACCAAAATGGTTTCATCATCAGAGATAAGATTGAATGTTTTTACCTCATCATCTTCTTCTGTGACAGCAATTTTACTGATTGGAACGCCTGCCAAAAGTAAATCAGGAACAAGATCAGGGGTAACCTGACTTGTCCCGTCAAAGAAGAGAACACGATCTTTTAGTTCAGTTTTCATTCAATAGTAGCACATTCACCTTTAAGAGCTGCCTGTGCCACCTTTCGTAGCACAGTCTCTGGTACTGTAACATATGGTGCTTCTGCATAAAACTGAATTTCACCCCAATTTCCTGTGTCAAGAAACATTTTCAATGATTTCAGGTGTGCGGTGTTTTTAGGATCAAAGCATTCTCGTGGAATTCGTGCTTCACGCAGAATATTAGACATCCCAAGAAAATCAGTACTTGTATCATAATCAATCAAGATATTCTCCTATTAAAAATACGAATTGGATGAATTATGCTTTTATTTCAATTGTTCAACAATTACACCACGTTTTACTAGAAAATCAATTCCATCAGTGTCACGATACTGCTCACGATATACTACACGCTTAATCTTAGCTTGCTTAATAAGCTTAGCGCATTCTTTGCATGGAGACATGGTCACATAAAGGGTTGCGCCTTGAGCGCCAACACCGCCGTTTTCAGCAATCTTAGCAAGAGCATTGGATTCTGCATGCAAAACTTCTTGTTTAGTTTTTAAAACCCATTCTGGTTCTGTGCCAATAGATGAAGAAACGTTCTCATAAAATTCACACACATCATCCTCATCTCCTGCTGGCATGCCATTATATCCATCAGAAATGATTTGACGATCCTTTACAATAAGAGCCCCCACTTGCTTACGATTTGCCTTTGACCGTTTAGCCCAAATCTCAGCCATTTGCATGTAGGCCTCATCCAATTCAATGCGGTTTGGGTTAGTGCAGATAGGTGGAGGGAGTGTTTTCATCTTGAATTTCCTCGTCTGGTGAAATACCTAATTCCTCTTCAATATCACGCACTACACTACGAATAGTTGTGAAGAGTCCTAAATGCCCATTTTTTACCTGATCCATCAACTCAGCATACAATCCTTCTTCGAGAATACCAAAATACCCACCTACGTTAATGTATGTTTGCACGCCTTCACCATCTTTACTATCCTCATTCATATATTTTACACCTAGGATGAACATGGCATGATCTTCACTTTGATCTACTGAATCAGAAACAGATGAAACACTCTCTGCCAATTCATTTAGAATTGGATCAAGATCGTCACTGATATTTTCCACACTCTTGTTTGACATAACAATCCTTTCAATAAAGTTATTATATTATGTAAAGCATTAGCCGTAAACTTCTAATCTGTCAAGCTAACGCATAAAGTCGTTTTAATAAAACTAGATTGGCACAATAAACAAGCTAACTAGAAAATTCTTTCTAGCTCAAGCGGTGTATGGAACATCAATCAGTTCTTCCATAGCGCGGGTAATAGCGACGTACTCAAGGTTAACTTCTTGAGCTTGTTGCCATGCTCGTTTAGCATAAGGGCTTGGCATGAAGCGTGATCTGCCAAGAATGTAAACACGTTTCCATTCGCGCCCTTTAGACTTATGAATTGTCGAAAGAGTCAGAACTGATGGTTCTTCACCTTCTTTTGTGTTACCGAACATGTTCTCAATATCTGAAACGAGAGCGTCAACGGTGTTCTTCTTCTCTTCAAGACACTTATTGATCACAACCCGCAAGCAGTCGATCTGATCAATCAAGCTTTCAATACGATCTTCTTGACCACGACTCATGTACCTAGCTGTCTGCCGCGCTTGATAGTCTTCCAACTTGTTAATAAGCTGATTAAGAGTTTTAATCTTCCATCGACGTGCCAGCTTTACCAAACCGTTACCAATTTCGCGGCCTTCCACTCGACATGCAATTCCTTTTGCAATAAGCGTGTAAGCTGTCTGCACTAGTGGAGCTGTATTGCGGCAGAGAATTGCATCGAACTTGTTAAGACCTTCCTTGTCCAAGTCAGCGTACTCAATGGTGCGAACAACACCTTGAATAGCATCCTCATGAGCAGTGAAATCCGGTACTAACTTTCGTGCTTCAGCAACTACTGCTTTCGGGCAACGACGCGTAACATTTAGTGGGAGAGTGATAGCACCTGTCACTTCCTTAAGCTGTTTCATCGAGTCAGAATCAGCACCAGTAAAGCCATAGATAGCTTGACGATCATCACCAACAAAGATCATGCGGCCAGTCTTTGGTTTTAGCATGGCCAGAGCCAGTGCACGGCGGGCTGGGTTAGTGTCTTGAGACTCATCCAATAGAACCCAATCCTTAGGCCAAAAGCGGGCACGAAAAACCAATGGAGCCAGGATCATATCATCAAAATCAATTACATCACGGCACTGGTTCAAAGAGATACGGTACACACGCTGGGCTGCCCGAATAATCTCATTTGGATCCGTGTCCTCAGTGATATCATTTTCTAGACCAAAATGGTCAAAAATTTCCATCCAAACAGATGTGTCATCGATAGGATAGAGATGACCTATTGCTCGCTGTTTGCCAAGAGAGCAAAGCTTAGCAACAGTATCACTGGCTTGCTGCATAATGAAATTATCAGGTTCATATGCCAGCTCACGAATGATGTTGATGAGCTTCTTGTCATCAATTTGAACACGAGGGGCAACCTTTCTCCAAGCCGCGAAGCCAAATGAATGAACTGTCCCGGCTTGAGCGACGCGCCAATCATAACCAGCTTCATCTAGTTTTTGCTTAAGCTCATCAGCAATCTTCTTGTTGTAGGCCATGAGAGCAACATCGCCGAGCTTGTCTTCGGCAATAGCGGCTACTACTTTCATCAACGTGAATGTTTTCCCACACCCAGCACGTGCCAACAATTCCAATGAACCAGTTCCCTCATATACCCAGCGAATGACTGCCAACTGTTGTTCTGAGAGACTTACCCAGCGAGAAAGATTGAATTTCGTTTTCATAAATGAAATTATACAACAACCTGTGCTTTAAAACTCAGGTTAAAGTGTAACTCATCGTAACTAAAACTACTACGTGCCTTCATTTTATAGCAAACAAAAGATGGGGAAATTTATTTCCCCCAATCTAAATCTAAAGGTTCAACGTACTCATTGCCAAGAAAAATTGGAAAATCAATAAGTGGAAGACCTGTTACATCTCCTTCATAATCATAGCACAATGAAACGTGTGGCTGATAAACTGGAAAATCATAGGTTGCGTCATGTTCAGCCATCAGTTTTAAATGTCGCGCAACAACTGACGGTGCGTTTAAACGTATAACAAGAACCTTCTTTCCATCGTCTGTTGAAAAAATTTCAAAATCTAAAAATTCACATGCATGAACACACAATGGTTCAGGTTGAATGTTATGAACTTTTCGACTATAGATCACCGTTGTATGTAGCTCGTCTTCGAATTTAGAAGTGTCTATCTTAATTCCGTTTTGTTCACAGAATTGTTTGATTTTTGTTGCTGACTCTGGAAGAACACGTAGTCCAACATACGTGCCTTGCATAGTTTTAATTTCATTTAGTTTCATATGGAGATATGTGTGTTGTTAAAAATTATCAGGATTTGCTTTGGCTCCACCATTAATCTGAAATTCTGCATAAATTTCTGGTGAATTATTTCTTGGTTTGTTATATTGAGTATTTTGGGTATTATTACTATATTGATTGTTATATTGGTTATTTGGATTTATAATTTGACCGTTATTATTGTTATATTGATTATTGTTATATGAGTTATATTGGTTATCTGGATTTAGAATTTGACCATTATTATAGTTGTTTTGGTATCCATCACTTCCTACGTAATCTTGTCTTTTTCCATATCGTCTATCGTAAGCCGTGGTTCCAACAGCAGAATCATCTGATATTGTTGCACCATATTTAGCAAGCATAAATTTGGAAAATCCGTCAATAGATGCTACGTAGGCCAAATATATGGCAAAAATATCCCAATTAAGTTGACCTTGCATTGTGAGCTTTATAACAATGAACGTTGCAACAATCCCACCAATAAGCTGCAACATTTTTGTTGCTGAAACCTTTGTCCCATCGCGCGTGATCATGTCCATCCAGTCAAATCTTCTTGCACGCTGCGCTCGGTAAATAGCGATTAGAAAAATAGAAAAGATAACTATTAGAATAGCCCCGTAAATATTGAATGTGACACCAAATAATGTAACCATAGATGAATTTTGTGCTTCTAATGCCGCCGCTGCAGCAGTTTCTTTTCCCATATCAGAGGACTCCTATTTCTTATGTAGTGTTATTTTCATATTTAGCACATATATTTAGCTCGATTCTTAAATATCTCACGTATAATTATGGAGGTATTATGCTATCTTTAGACATTCATATGATTAAAACACCTGGGTGGGAAAAGAACTTTCAAGAACAAAAGAAGTTGTTAGAAAGATCTAACATTACGGTTTATGAAGTAGATTACATTAAAGACCACGTTCTGTATGCTAGAGCAAATGGTTTCAGTAAAGGAACAGCAAAATACGTCTCGTACTTTGACGATGATGATAGAGTTTTAGATGTTTCATGGATTGATGAAGCTCTTCAAAGAATGGAAGATGATAAATCTATAGCTGTTATTTACCCAAGATATCAGGCTACACGCAATAATAAAATTGTTTATGTTTCACCAGATAAACCCTTTGCCGTAGATTTTTCTTGGCCACGGGTGCACTCTCTTTCTATTTTTAGACGCGAATACATTAAACTTGTGTTTGATAAAGTCATTGATGAACTAGCACCGCTTAAACCCGCAAAAACATCTACAATTGAAACCTTAATTTTTCAAGGTATGACAAAATTCGGAACGCTTGTACACGTTCCGAATATTGCGTATTCCTGGGATTTAAGAAGTGGGTCTGCGCGCCTTACTCAATTAGAAAAACATGTAGAGCTCTGGGTCAAAGAGTTTAGGCAGAGCTTGATGTTAAATCAATAATTTGCATGGTAAACTATTAAACATTTCGTTCTAGTGGTAGGCGTTCGCAACATATATCCACTTTCCATTTGAAACGATTTACAGGATTCCATTTTGTTCCATCAAATTGCATCCATGTGTCCCCATACGTACCATATTCAACATAAAGCATTTCATTAAGAACAGTGGAAGAGACTTCGTTAAACACACCATAATTCTGATCATACATGTATGTTGCTGATTTACCAGATACTTTAGAAAAGACAGCTAATCCATTATGATAGATATCGTATCCTTGAATAGTTATTGGATCACCAGGATTTGCTGTTGGTAGTGAAGTTGATTGGTCATCAAGCACTCTAACGTTTGGTCTAACATAGTCACGATATGCAAAACGATTGATCCCTAACCATGGAGCAATTGAGACAATATATGGATTATCCTCAGATGGATCATGGAGAATTGTAAGTGAATCTACAACTAATGAACGTGTATCTGTCCATGTCATACCATCAAAAAATTCATATATAAGATTATCTGGAACATTGAGAAAGTGTTTTGTTTTATCTCTTCCTTGATCATTATCTGGATTAGTAATTTCAGCAGATAAAAAAATCCCGTACATATACATACCAGAAGGCCATAAATTTCCTCTAAAACCATTTATTGTGCGTAATGTAACTCTAATAGTAAATCTATACACACCTTCTTTTTTAATTTTTAGTGTTAAGCCACTTGAAGGATCTGACGCAGAATCTAACTCAATGGTAGAAGTATCTGATGAATTATTATACCAATAAGATTCTACTGTCCAGGAATTATAATATTGGTTATCACCTGTTCCTAATTGAGAAAAACCATTAGACAGTGCAATAATGTTTAAAACTGGTGAACTTGCTCCACTACTTGGAGTAATATTAGCAATAGCATTATTTACATACGTTTCTGTAGCATAGCCAGTTAAAGCACTGGCTTCAAGTTTTGCATCTAGAGCAGCTTGAAGACCAGAAATATCGCTGATAGTGTGTGTATGAATTACGTTAGCTTTTTGGTTTTCTAAAAGAACGATTCTATTAAAATCATCATGGTGCAAGTAACCATCGCTAGTTTCAGAAGCACGTGTTATTCCAATAATTGGAGCTGATGAAACTCCTGTATTTGTAATTGGCGCGTTTACACTAATCTGCTGAATTCCAGAACTTCCAGTTACAGATGTAACATCTGTTTCCCAATCAAATGTTAATAGAACGCTGTTGTTGCTAGTGATAATACCTACACGAACATTCTTATAACTGCGTGGTTTAGTAATCGTTATTTGTCCTACATTATCACAGTATACTGGTTTACCAATGTCTGATTGCCCCCAGTTCCACTGCTCATTAACAACTATTTTACCTGCAGTAACAACTTCAATCGGTTCATTTTTAACAGCTGCAGTTGTAACAATACCGATTGGGGCTTTACTACTATCAGTATCAAGACCAAAACCTGATGCTTTATCAACCAAAGAATCACCAATCATATACACTGTATCAAATGCTGCAAGTGAATTATTGGCAACTGCAACAAGCTGAGATCCCTCTAACTTTACAAGTGATCCTGTGTCAATACTAGTAAGAGGAGTTTCACTTGTGAGAAATTCACTCATATCTGACGTTTTTAAAGCACCTCCAAGACCATCATGTAGAATATATCCTGTACTGAAACCTGGTTCTCCAGGAGCAGCATAAATTCCAACCTGTGAACCAATTGGTTCTGACTGAAGAATTCCACCTGAACTAATAGTAGCTGCAAAAACGATAAGTACAACTTCCCACACAGAGCCATTCCAGCGTTTCATTCTGTTGGTTGTTATATCCCACCAAAGCTGTCCAATAACTGGTGTTGGTGCAGTATTTCCTGTCACAAACCGATAAGGTGATACTTCACGACGATAAGTACCAGTACGCCGATCAATTTCCCAATACAAATATTGGGTATTATTTCCAGAAAAAGGTCCCCACGCATTTTGAACTGAACGTGTTTCTGAGATCGTATAGTTAGCTGAACCAGATGCAGCAGTTGCCAAAATCGGTCGTTTATCTATAACAATATCAACACCACCATTTTCGTTAAGCTGGATAGAATTTGGCGGTAAAGCTATAAGACCTTGTCTAAATCTAATTTGCATTGTAACCTCATAATAAGTAAAGATAATGTTTATATTTATTCTTCATATAGTAAGGGGGCTAAAATTTTAGCCCCCTTTTATTAAAGCACCGCTATCTTTATTAACTTATCTGCTTTTTAAGAGCATCAAAACCACCAATAAGTTGGCCATCTTTAAAGATTTGTGGGACTGTTTTTGCACTTGGAACACGCTGCTTAAGCTGATCAACCGTCACGTAAGTCTTCTTTGGGTCTTTAACCTGACCGACATCAATAATGTACTCGGTAAAAGGTAATTTTAGAGATGTTAAAAGTGCTTTTGCTTGTTCACAGTAAGGACAATTAGGTTTTGAATAAATTTCGTACATAGTTTATAGCTCAGGAAGTTGTTCATAGTTGATATCGCTGCTTAGAGCACCAATTAAATACGCAACAGACTCATTTTCTTGAAGTGCTGTTTGAGTCTTGTTAGTATTCATATGCTTACCCATCCATGGAAGAGGAGCACTCTTGATGCCAGCATCATATTTAACGCCAATAGCTTTAAAGCGTTCCTGCGCGGTGTAGTCAACCTGTTCACACATGATCTTTTCATTCAAACCTAGCACAGTACCTTTTTGGAACTGATAATGCGCCCAAGCTTTTTCTTCAGCAACAACGCTTTCAAGCATATCCATTACTTCAGCCCTGCATTCAAAAGCCACTTCCTTAAATCGTGGATCATCCTTTACGTTTTGGTTGATCATCCACGCAGTGGCGTCAGTATGAAGCAGCTCATCGGCAAGAATCAGACTAATAATATTCCCATTGCCAATGAAGATTTTATTTTCCACCATTCCAAGTGAAGTACAGAATGAAACCATAAAGCGAATTGCTTCAAGTCCGTATGATGCAATAAGCGCCATGTACACAGCTTTTACCATCTTGTGCATATCAACCTGCACTCCTTGCTCTACCATGCAATTTAGATGGTGTAGATCAGAGTAGTATTTGTCGATACCACTCAACATGTTCACAATTTCTGACGTGTCATGAATCTGATTAAATTGCTCGCTGGGCATCTGATAGATGTTGCGAATAATGTGCGAGTACGACTCACTATGAATCTGCTCAAAAGCTGACCACCACAGTACCCAGGCTTCTGCTTCTGGAACTGAACAGACTGGTGTAAAGACTTGAACAGGAGCTCTACCTTGAATAGAATCAAGGGCTGTCTGACGAAGAAGATTTGATGTAAAAATAAACTTAGTTGCTTCATTTGCCTTTGAAAAGTCAATCTTGTCCTTAGTCAATGACACTTCATCAGGAATCCAAAAGTTGCCACGCTGTGTCTTTGTAAACTGTGCCAATTTTGGATAAGCAAAGTCATCGTATCGTTGAATAGTGACTGACCCTTCTGGATCAAGAAACATCTTTCTTTGTCTATAGTTTGTATGCTTTGCAAAATCCATTACCATTTTACTTTATACCCTCAATTAAGAAAAATTAAAGTCACAGACTCATCAATTGTAAGCTTATTGAAGGGTGTTTAAAAACACACTTCAAATCATTCTTGTAGTTAAGATAACAGGCCTATAACTTTTTCAGTGCTTATAGAACACATGACTCGCACGTTTGCTCTGATTCTGATTCAGGCTCTGGAATATTATTTTTGAAATCACCAATGTCTTTAACAGATTCCATAGCCGCCTGTTTCTCAACAAGAGCATAATACAAAGATTTGCCACCCCATTTATGGAAAAGCATGTGCGCTTTAATAACATCATTAATGTCAATCTTTCCGTCTGGATAGTTTCTTGGTGAGAAGAACATGTCAGTGGAAATGCCTTGATCAATGTACGCTTGAAGAACTGCAGAGGTCTTTAGATACCCCAGACAATCTTTTTGTTGCCACAGAAGCTGATAGTAATTCTTCAACCGCTTGTATTCTGGAACAACCTGAATGATATCACCACCTTTAGAACGCTTAGTAACTATCAGCTCTTTAGCAAGATTGATGCCATTCGTTGAATTAATGCAGACGCTTGAGCTTTCAACTGGAGCAATAGCACCCCAAGTCGCATTGCGCACACCATACATCTTCATTTTTTCACGAAGCCCTTCCCAGTCTAAATCTTCTGATGGTGTAAAATCAGTCAGCTCATTAACTCCAGCAGCTCTTCGCTCCCATGGAAACACGCCTTTACCATACCAGGTGTTATCTGATTCTAGGCATTTGCCCTTTTCCTTAGCGAGGTCGACGCTCATTTCTGTTAGATAAAAGGCTTGATGCTCTATCCATCGTTTTACTTCTGCAAGAGCTTCAGCTTCACCATATTTTAACTTGCGCTTAGCATGCCAGTAAGCAAGATTTGTAACTCCAATTCCAAGCGGTTCAAACTCCTTATTATGCATGAACGAATGAATGGATAAGAAATCTTGATACTGCAAAATGTTATGCAAGAAGCGGTGCAACAATCGCAGAGGGCGCCGCATATCTTCAGGATTACGAAACGCTCCCCAGTTGCAAGAGCCGAGCGTGCACAGGGCAATCCTCCCACTTGGATCATCAACAGTTTGAAATGGCTTCGTGGGAAGCATAATTTCTGTACAAAGATTGGTTTGATAGATCGGATGAACCTTAGTGTCAAATGATCCTTGGTTAGAAACATTATCAATGTTAAGGATATAAATGCGCCCAGTTTCCATGCGCTCTGTCAAAATCCAATCCTTAAACACAGTTTCAGCTGGAACAACCTTCTTAGTTAAATCCTTCTTGCTTTCATACTCAACATACAACTCTTCAAACAGTTTTGAATCAGAGTAGAAAGCTTCATAAAGATCAGGCACCTGATTTGGGTCAAAGAACGTAATGTTCCCACGCTCTTTAAAACGACGCCAAAAGAACGAGCTAAGCACCACGCAGTAGTCCAACTGTCTAACACGTGTTTCTTCTGTTCCTTTGTTGTTCTTTAGAACAATGTAGTCATCAAACTGGTAATGCCAAATAGGCATATTAATCGTGGCTGACGCGTTACGAATTCCGCCCTGTGAACAGGACCGCAAATCGCCATACCATTTCTTTAAAAATGGCAAAATGCCAGTATGCATCACTTCTCCACCACGAATTGGAGCGCCCAGAGGACGTAGCCGACCAATGTCCAGCCCAATACCAGCTCTCTTAGAAGCATAGTCAGCCATGATTTGCCCAGTAGCAAAAATAGATTTTAGTGTGTCGTCTGTCTTTAGAAGAACACATGAGCTAAACTGTTTAGTCTTTGTTCCCAAACCAGCAAGAACTGGTGTGGCTAGAGTGAACAGGCCATCAGAAGCTGCATTGTAAAAATCCTTTACCCACTTTAAACGATCTTTAGTTTCCACGTGAAATGCTGTTGCTGCGGCTATCATGTAACGAACCTGCGGTGTTTCGACAATTTTACCTGTGGCACGGTTCCTAACTAGATATTTGTCAACAAGCTGTTCAACAGCTGCAAATGTCATGAGCTCATCTTTAGAGTGATCAATGCAGTTGTTGAGATAATTCCAATCTTCTTCAGTATACCAATCAAGCAGTTCACTCGTGTATAAACCTAGTTCAATGTTCTTCTTAACAATTTCAAGTAAGTGAGGAGGTTGATAGGTACCATAAACGTCCTTGCGTAGCATGCTAATGCGTTGCTTACCTGCCACGTACTGATAGTTGACGTTTCCATAAGGGTTAGATTCTTCATCAATGAGACCAACCATTGCTCGAAGTGCTATTTGATCAAGCTCAATTGTTGTCATTCCATTATAGAAATGAGGACTAGCGGCAATTTCAATCATTGAAGGTGATACATCTGCTACGCCCTCGCAAACTTTTGCGATTTGGGCTTGCCATTTTTGGAGTTGAAACAGTTCCTTTTGACCACTTCTTTTTGTGATATAAATCTCATTTTTTGTCATTTTTAGTATTTTCTCCAAGCTCTAAAATCAACACATTTTACAATATTAATATTGTAAATACTTTGATGAGCAAATGTTTAGACAATAATAGACACCATTTAATGTCTATTAAAGGATTAATTTTTAAGCTCGTTTAAAACAAATTGTGTAACCTCATCAATACGGCGCAACCAACCATTTAAAAAGACTCGTTGTGATGGATCTTTTTGAACAATAATCTGATAAAAATTTCTTCTAATATCTGATAAACGATTGATTATTTCTTCTTGCCCAATGTCGTTAATAGCAGCTAAGGTCATATCTCCAATAATACCATCTTCCTGGACTCCTGCAGCTCTTTGAAGAAACTTACAAGCTCTGATAACTCCATGATTGACACAACCATCAAAATGCATGATGTTTAATGGACAATCTAGTTTATCACAAGAACCTGTATTCCAGTACTCACGTTCATAAATGTCAAGAGCACTTTGCAAATCTAAGTTTCTTACGTTAATTCCAGGATTGGCTCGTTGAGCTATACCGTATTTTGTTTCACCACCACGATCTTGCGGAATATTTACATATCCCACCTTTCTACGTTGTTCACTAGTTTCAATCCTTCCTTGCTGTACATCTGGATCATCAGGATTCCAAAATGGTCCAACTTCATAAAGCATTGCATGATTGAATGCACATAGAAATACGTTATTTTCTTGCATGATAATATTCCATATATTCATATAATGGGATATTTATTCATGCCCCGGTGATGGAGTAAATTTCGGATTACAATGAAAAGACATCACCAACTACCTTGTTATTGAGATATTTTCCAAGATCATGTGGGCCCACTACAACTGTTGATTGAATTTGTTTTTCAACGTTTAGCATAACTGGACCAACTGGACACACTAGCGCTGTACCCTTGTTAATCATTGGGTGAACTAAAGCCATCTTATCAGTATAATCGATAACCATAATATCAAATGTGCGAAGCTTCATTTCATCAGGTGAAAATGCAAAAGCAGTGTGCTTGACCCCAGCGCATGATTGAATAGGAACAGTATCCAACTGATAGGTTTCTCGATCAGTAACTAGAATTTGCCATGTAGCCGGAACCCAAAACTCTGTGTTGTTAATACGAAGCTTGATAGCAGCACCTGATGTTTCTTCAAGATACGTGATGGGTTGAAGCATAAAGTCACACAAAGGACCGTTGAAAATCCAATTATACTTAATAACAATTGGAGCAGTAAGAGAATCAATTAAATATGGTTTACCGTAATCTGCTAAAACTTGCATTGTTTATTCCTTTACTTTCAATACTTCTTTTTTTAGAATTGTGTATGAAGCATCCTTATAATACTTCTCTCGTTCTTTATAATGCTTTCGTGCCCATTTTAGCTTAGAGTGCACATCAACAACATGTACCGATTCCTTGTCACGACCTAATCGTAAACCACGACCAATTGACTGAATAGCTTTAACGAATGATTTACCAGCATCAACAAGCATAAGATTAAATACCCGATCAATAGAAATACCCGTTGATGCAATACCTGATGATGCGATAACAATTAAACCGTCATGTGTTTCAAACATCTCATAGTGCTCTTTGCGAAGATCCTTCGGTGATTCACCATATAAAAATACTGCGTCCTTTATGAGCGCTGCAAGTTTCTCACCAAAAGGAATTGAATTTACAAGCACAAGAGTATTACCATGTTCAGCACACTTTGAAATAATTAAGTCAGCAATCATCTCCATGCGACGCGTGCTCTTAGAGAGAAACGCGCGCTCAGCTGCATAATCCGGAAATTCTTCATGAACATACGTTTCATTTAATTCTACAGGTTGAATTTCAATTTTAGCAAGAAACCCGTTCTTGATAAGCCATGATGCCGGAATAGTGCGAAGAATTGGCCCAATAGAAGCAATAAGGGAAAGCTGATCAGCCTCTGGTTTTGGAAATGTTCCAGTGACACCAAAACGAAATGGGATGTGTTTACCATTCTCATTGATAAGTTTTTGAGCGATCGCAGCCTTTATTCCATGCGCCTCATCCCAAATAAGTACTTGGAATTCTCTAAGAATAGATGGATTGTATTGAAGTGCCTGCCACGTAGCAACGACGTGGGTGTGTTCAATGTCTTTGCTATCCCCAGAGTACTCACCTACATCAAGTTGAAGCAGCTCATACCATTCTTTTGTTTGCGCGACAAGATCACCAGACGGGACGATAGTGATGATTTTGTAACCATGATTTCCATAAAAATAAGAAATAGCTGCGGTGATGGACGTTTTACCTGCACCAGTACCAGCAATGATAAATCCTGATCCAGCATTGATAGCGTCATGCACGCACTGAAGCTGATACGGGCGAAGTTCAAACTTTTTTCCTGGACGAATCTCAATATCGCCCATAATATCGAGCCCTTCTGCTGCTACAGCAATTCCTTCGTCATCAGTGCGAGATATCTTACCAGTTACAGAAGGATTTTCCCAGACTCTACGTTCATCACGTAATTCAATTTCATACCCCCATTTTTCAATGTATGGAAGAATTTGCTCAATGAGTCGAACATATGTTTTCCCAGTACGCTGGAAAAATCTGATGCGTCCATCCCACTGCCCCAATCGATACTTCGGTTGGAAAAAATATCCGTCAACATGTGGTGCAAACGCATTCCACAATTGTTCAGTATGCTCTGTAGAAAGTCCAGTAAAATAACACCAAACCTCATCCTTAACTGTTAGAAAACATTTCTTACCTGTCATTTTGAAAGCAACTTCACATAGAACACGCCATCACCCACGTCATTGTTTGGCACATAAGGAATAAAATGACGCGTAATGTTAAGGTCTTGTATTAGTTTTTCCCAATTTACTTCGACGTGCGCATTTGATACCAATTGTATTGTGTTTATGAACTTACACAGTCCAATCATCTCACGAGGCGTAATTGGGTTCTGTTCTCGCAACTCTAAATATGTATTATCTGGTAGTACTATTAGATAAACAACTGACGTGATTGGTTGTATTTGAAAGTTGGGTGTGGTTGTTGATAGAATGTTTGAACACTCTGTGGTTTGTGATGCCGCTTCAGTGTCAGTTATAAGTATTGTTGAAACATTAGCATATTCATCATTATTAGAAAATGTTGGAATAGAACCTATAACAGTCATATTATCATCTGTAATACCTGAAACAGAACTGCCCATTATAGTTGTGTTCGTTGTGTAATTAACTTGCTCAGATTTGGTCATATTAATGTTAGTGTTAGTTGTGTCAATCACAGAATTATCCATAATGCCAAAATTTTCATAATTGATCATAAAATTGCATCCTCCATCTCTGCGATGCGTAATTTAGTTATGTTCCCAAGCATCCATCCAAGCTGTTTAAGAGCATCAACGATTGAGAAGAGTTTGTTCTTGAGAAGTGAAACCTCAATAATGATCTGATTTAGATCAACAATATCCTTCTCACCAGCGATGTATGCTTGAATGTCTTTAGTTGACAATGCCTTAGAGTACCCTTCGTTGTACTTTTTCCACAGCTTAGCAACTCTTTTTTCTTTAAGATTAATCAACCATTCCTCAAGACTCTTTA